CCTTCACTGGGTCGCTATCGCTTCCTTCACTGGGTCGCTATCGCTTCCTTCACTGGGTCGCTATCGCTTCCTTCACTCTGCACCATATCAGTGCATTGCTTCTTGCTTATATTCGGACATAATTAATTTCGAATATCATTATATAAGCAATTGCTTATTTGTGTTTCCGATTCCTGCATCTAAAGTGCATTTTAATACGTAAATGTAAGAATGGATTTTTGATTATCTTTACGGAGTCGGATTTTTATTCAAGAAGATACTGTCATTATTCCTACAGTAATCAAGTGGGATTTTTATTTCAAATACCGAATGGGATTTTTATTTTAAGTACCTCTTCAGTACCTCTATAACTTCACATGCACGATCAGTTTCATTAACAGCAACAAGATGCACGATTAGACTTTTGATCTTTTCTTCTGTTGATTCACTATCTTTAGTAACTGATGCTGAATTAGCCAATGTAATGTGGGTGTTATTGTAGTGATAATCCATTATTTCGCACTCGTCTTCGTCGTCCCATTGAACACGGATGTTCTCTGCATATTGTCCCACAACTGTACCTAGATCAATTCTACCGTCGTTGTACGTGTAGATGACTCGTGTACCAATCAAGAAGTCACTTAGCTTATTCATATATTTCCTTACTTGTTAAACACTGTATTCCGAGCCAGAAGCCACTTCTGTTCTACTACATTACCATCTTGGTCTTCACACAGTACATACGCAACAGTTTTCTTCACTGTACCAAAGCGAATCTCCCCAAAGAAACCCACGTCTATCTCGTGTTCATAACCCTGAGAAATCGCCCATTCATCCTTAGTCAAACGATAAGTGAACTCATTCTTGAATTCCTTCTCAATGAAGCTGCCGATGTTATCTTGGTTCTGCCTGTACATATAAACCCTTGTGTTGTTAACGTTGAAGTGAGACTAGATTCTAACAGGATTATTCCATTTTATTTCCCAACGACAGTATCAATCTCTGATAAATCCTGATGAAACTGCCTAAACACTTCTTGCTCTTTTTCTGTCATACCTACACGAACAAAATCCCGTAGGCAGAATCGTCCTATTGCTTTACGGAGCAACCTGAGTTCATCCTGCGAAGAATGGATTTCCATTTCGATTACTGACTGCGGTTTTAGCTTGAGTTTCATGATCTTTATTTCTTAGTGGTAAGGTCGTAGTGTAACGGATTTTTGAATCCAGAATGAAATCCCTGTAGAATTATTTCAATTCCTCATCCTTTACCCACAAATCAGCGAACGGTGCTTCCAATCCAAGGTCGCACTTATCACCAAAGACCTTCATCAAATGCCATAGCTGATCACTGTAGATTTCACCTTCTTTGTAATCAATCCTGAAACGCACAGATGACCTAAGGAGGAATCCTGTGTTAGCTCGGCGATTGAGATCGTTCAGAGTAGTAGCGCCTGTGGACGTTAGCCTGACATGTACTTTATCCTGTATGTTGATCATTTCATGCTCCTGATTTTTTCTGCGCATTCAAGCCGAGTGACTGTTGCGGCATGGTCATCTGTGCAAGCCAAAGATTCACAAACTTGTGCAGCTTCCTCCAGTGCCTCGGCTCGGCATTGCTGGCCGTAGGCTTGAATCTGAGCTTTTGTATAGCCGCTATCAGAATTGATAGTGGTTACTACTGGGAACCTCATTTAACCCCCGCTTTCTTGAGTGTTTCAATAGCTTCTGAAACCTCTAAATCACTAAGGTGGTATTCGGGTAGCGCAGATGTGTAACACTTAGCCGTGTACAGCGCATCCAATGCCAGCTTTGCAGCCTGTTGCAACTGTTGATACCGATTCATAGCTTCTGACAAGTCCTTGTTTGCCATAGTCAAGAAATCACGCTCAACCTTGTGCGCTGCTTGTCTTAGTGTTACTTTACTGTTTTCTTTAGCAATTGACATACTTCATTACCTCTTTGTTAATTTCTTGCATTAGTTCTTCGCGTTCTTCAAGTGGAATATCCTCAATCAGAACGTCATCGTAAGTATAGCCCAGAACATCCTTTCTTTGCCTTGGTGCATTAGAATTTTCAATTCCTTTTCGTTTTTGTACAGAAATTATTTCAAAATCCCTTAGCTCCACGCAACCATAGTAATCAATGTCAGAAGCATCATTGGAGTAGTCCGGGAGAGTGACTGAAACGTCAATATCTAGTTCAATCCTGTATTCATTCTCTGCTGTCTCTGGACAGATCGTTTTGTATATTTTCATTGCTTTATTCCGTTAGTTAAACATTAATGTACTTAAGTGTACTATAAAAGTGCATCCTGCGTTGTGGCTTGAGTTTTTATTTCTGCACTAACCAAGAGTGCATAGTCCGCGTACTCAATAGGTTTAGGAGGTGTTAACGGGTATTTCAAGCTCGGAAATGGCCAGTGAGGATCAGTCATATTAACTCCTGTAAAAGTGATGTTGACCGATTGTACAATAGAACCTTGGGTTTTTTGATTTCAATTTGCATTTAGCACAGAATTTATTTTCAGTAGCCCACTTTGGTTGCACCCTCATTGAGGCAGCATGATAGAACATTACAGAATCCTCCACAGTACCCTTAAAACGGCCTACAGCAGCCTGAAACGACCATTGGGCTATGGTTGCCTTGATTTGCTCTTCCGTGGGATTGTAGAGCGTTTTAATCAGTCCTTGCCCTTTCCCATTACGATAAGAGAACTGATTCTTTTGCTTAATGACTCCACAGAATGTATCTGGGTACAACCCTGAGTTCTTCCTGTTCTGAATTACGGAGAGAACTGCCAGTTGACCTTCCAAGGGTTCACCCCTTGTTTCATGAAAAAGGGATTCACGAATACACGCATCTTCATTGATGATATGCTGCTGTTGCTTTGGTGTAATCACAGGAACACTTTCGTGCTTACTCTGCAAAGAACAAAAGGTCAAGGAGAGTACAACTGACGCTCCAATGAGGAATTTATAAGGGATGTTTGATTTCAATTAAGCTCCTAGTAACATCTTGAGTTTAGCACTGTCTGGCATTAGTTTGAACGCTTCCTTCGGGCTGATGCTCATCTTACGTGCTGTGAACAAGACACTATTACCCTGTACTGAACGAATAGCCAAAGCAAACTCCTTCTGATCTTGAATGGATTTAGTGGAGAAATAAGCCAACTCCAACCCTTGTAGGATTTCATTGAACTTATCTACGTACTCTTGAATGAATGCACGATCTTCTGGAAAGTACGTTAAGTACTCTTCTTGTTCACCAGTCAATACAAGCTCACATACTCGCTTTGGGTTCAATCCTTCGCCTCTCAGCAGATGAACTGCACAGTAAGCAGGAGATTTGATCTTGCAGATGGGCACACCATCTTGGTACATCACATAACCTTCGTCAAGGTTCTTGAGATTACGAACGTCTTCATTGATGTCTTCCATTGAGTCAAAAGAATAAGCACGAGGAAATGACATATTCATCACTTTAGCATTAGATGACTGGTCAAGGTACTCAAATGTTACGTTAGAACGTGCAGTCAAGTACCACAAGGTATAACCACTATAGGACTTCACGCACCTATTCTCAGTTGATGTAATCTCACAAATATATGTAACATCAGGAAGAAGGAACACATTGCACTTATCTTGGAATTCCTGTTCATTTAAACCAAGGGCTTTTAGTACAAGCTCTTTGAATGTAACATTGAAGCCGTTAACTGTAGCTTCAGCGCACGCCATACCACGAGTAGCAATGTACCAAGTTCCTTTATGATTATAGATGCGGATTAGACTCCCATCTACCTTCTGGAAACACACAGCTTTTTGCATATCAATACAAGCCTGAGACTCTGGCACTTCTCCTAGGTTAAAGAACCGATCCATTGAGCGACTGACTACGTTGAAGTCCAAATCCAAAATCAATCCACGGCACTCCACAACAACAGGGTGAGATTTTGGAGAGTCAATCTGAGAGTAGTTCAACACCATTAATCCTTCGTCTTCGTAGACTTTTACTTTGATTCCTAGTTCAGACTGAATCTTTTCAAGACCGAAAGTACGAAGGTAAGTTTGAACGTGCATTGGTTGTTGCATTTAATTTCCTTGTTTGTTTAAGATGGATGAAGTCTAGCACAAAATCATTTAACTTCAGTACTACGTAAATTAAATCGTAGCTAACTGTTGTTTCTGCACAACGAATTCATTCCTACTGGACTATTTACGTAAATGTTGAAATTCTAGCATTCCTGTGCTACAATCCGATTTATCGGAATACGGAAGTTATGTAAGTTATAGATTAATACTTAATACTGTTTAACTAAAGTATAACGTAAGTTACAATGCAAGTTACAACATACGTATAGCTGAAGTTCTACGTACGTTACTCACCAACCACAGCGAAGGAACCAATGCAAATTCAACGTATCAACAAATCCTATTGTATGACGGAACAACACAAGACAGAGCTACAACAGGTCTTACGTTCGTCTCTCGGGGATGCTTCTTTGGCTGAGTATGTTTATCTGGCGTTTGAGCTAGGCGCATCGTTCCAGAACAATAAAGAGAAGAAAGTTCCTGTTCTTTTGCAGAAGATGGATTAACGTGCTAACATTCAATCATGTTAAACAAACAAAGGATCAACATAAACATGAAATCAATTAATTCGTTCTCTAATGGATTTAAACGCAAGATGGCTACACTGGTATCAGTGGCAGTACTATCGTGCGCTGTAGCCATTCCTAGTGCGTCCTATGCATCTTCTCGCTTACCGGACTCGTCCTATTCTAAGATGTGCTTTGAATTAACTGAACTTATCTACGTATGGGTTCAGATCAAAGACAAAACACAAGCTGTAGCGAGGCATAATTCAGTTATGAATGCAGCAGAAGCTGATTTTGCATTTAAAGCCAGTGTCGAAGAGTTGTTTTACTTCGGATTGGCTAAACGTAATATTTACAAAGGAGAGAACCTGAAGTCTCTTTTGATGTTACACTGCCCTGACACCTTCCGTAGCAACAGTAATTAATCAAGGAGATCATATGAAAGTTCAAATTCGCCGTTTTTACCTCGCCAAAGATGGCACAGAGTTCACTTCAGTTAAAGAGTGCGAGAAATACGAGAAAGTCCACTTGACTAAGAGTGACATTGATTTTATGAAGGATGTATTCAGTGCGTTTCTCACTCAGACTGAAACAGTAGTACAGCATCTCAAGGATGAAGCCAAAGTACTAAAGGAAGTAAACCCTTTGTATTCTGATATGTGCTACAGTGATATCAAGAAGGTTAAGCTCAAGATTACTAAGTTATCTGAACTACAACGAAAGATTAAACGGATGCGGTAATGAGCAGTCGTAAGAAGTTCTTACTTAAAGCTGCTACCTTTGATAAGAAAGGTAGGCAACTTTCAATGGGTTTTAATTCTTATTCTAAGACGCATCCGTTGATGCTTTACTTATCCAAGTATTCACCCTACCCCAATAAAATGATCTATCTTCATGCGGAGATCGTTGCATTGTTGAAATGCAAGGATAAAGTACCGTACATGTTGACTGTTGAGCGATATAATAGTGAAGGTGAGATTAAGCTAGCAGAACCTTGTGCTATGTGCAAAGAGGCCATGAAAATGTGGGGAGTATCTGTGGTAAGATACACGACTGATGACGGATGGATAGAGAAACGGTTAAACACAAATTAAGGAGCTAGTATGAGAATTAAGGTAATAACAAAAGATCAGGGTGAATTTCTATCTGACGAATTCACAGCAGTAAGTTATCCTGAAGCAATTGATTGGGTTGATAAAGCAACCCGAGGGAATTTCAATAATCTTCGATTTGATTACAACGGAGGTAAAATCTTCTTTACAGGGGAAGTACTGAAGACTTCTGTATTTATTGTATTTAAGGATTAACATGAATAAAAAACAAATAAAGACAGAGTGTGATTTATTAAATACCAAGATTAAATTCTTTAATGCACAGAGAGATTATCTGACTACAGCACTAGAGGAAGTACAGTGCAATCTTGAGAGTATAAAATCAAACATTTGCTTCTTTCAGTTCAAGACTCATGAAGAAGCTCAGGATTTGATTGCAGGTGTACTCGAAGATAAAGCATCTAATGATTGCGAAGGTTCTTACTGCTATGGACAATCAGAGTACACGCAAGAGTACCAGTTGATTGACTCAGATGTAGTTTATGAAGGTAAAATCAAGGTGGAGTACAACCGTCACGCCAAGACTTATTACTACGTTGATGAAGTTGAGTACAGCTTTAGTGAAGTGAAGTGCAATGCCAACTAAACAAGAAACAGATGGGTTGTACATGGGTATTGCATATCAGTACGCTAAGTTATCCAAGGCTGAACGTAAGCAAGTAGGGGCGTGTTTAGTCACAGAGCACGGGGTAGTACTTGGAGGAGTGAACGGACAACCTACAGGTGGTTCTAATGCGTGCGAATACATTGGTGGAGTTAATGGTGAGTTAGTTACTAAAGATTCAACCATACACGCAGAACTAAATTGTGTACTCAAGGCTGCAAAGGAAGGTGTATCGTGCTTTGGCGCTACAATCTATACTACACTTTCACCGTGTGTTCCTTGCTCGGCTATGCTGATTAATGCTGGGATTAAGAGGTTGGTGTACAGTGAAGTCTATAGAGATACAACTGGTGTACTCCTGTTATCAAAAGCTAATGTTCAAGTTGAACAAATGGAGGCTAATTGAATAAAGAATACGTGTTCTATGCACTGATGGTCTTAATTTCTGTGGTATCATTCGTTATCTTAGTTAATTAAGGAAAGTTATGACAATTTATTTCACATCCGATCTGCATCATTCTCACAAGAATATCGTGGAGTTCACTGAACGAGGCAAAGCTACTTCTAAAGATCAGCATAATGAATGGTTGATTGACATTTGGAATAAGACAGTACAAAAGAATGACCTTGTATATCACTTGGGTGATCTCTCCTTCGCTACAAAGTACAGTGAAATTTCTGATTTTGTATCTAGGCTAAACGGTCGTATCGTTTTGCTGAAAGGTAACCATGATCGTGAAGTGAACCTGAAGAAGCTCAAGGATGACAACCTCATTGAGAACTGGTTTATGTACAAGGAGATTAAAGTCCCGTTGTCCACTGGAGAAGTCCAACATATTGATCTGTTTCATTTTCCGATTTCATCTTGGCATAAACAAGGATATGGAGCTTGGCATCTTTATGGACATTCTCATGGAAATCATAAATCAATTGGAAAATCCTTGGATGTTGGACTGGATTCAGCATATAATCAGTACCAAGAACACAAGTTCTTCTCTTTGATGGATGTGGAGAACTACATGAAGGAACGAGCAGTCAATGTAGTAGATCACCATAAGAATTACGTAACAACAGACTAGTAAAGGAATTATATGAGTCAAGATAAAGTAAAAACTGAACTTCAACCTCACGTTCATGCTGAAGTAATTATAGCTTGGGCTATGGGCGCACGAATTCAGCACAGCTTCGATGGTATTAAATGGGAGGATTGTACTGGTAATCCTAGTTTTTCTGTAGATAATCATTACAGGGTTAAGCCAAAACCACCAAAGGACATTGAGCTTTATGCTAACGCTGAAATGTACAAAGGTACTGACATTTCTTATGCTGTATTAGCTAACGAGCTAGTAGGTAACTTCAGTACTAAATTCATTTCAACGGACAACCTTAAGTTAACATTCTGTGGAGTTACTGGTAAACTCCTGTTGGCTGAAGTTGTGGTGCATCCTTCCGCTGGAGAAGATGATAATGACTTCTAAAGCAAATATCAACCGTAAGACTCTCGCATCTTTGATGTCTGAATGGAGCGAAGATTATCTTGTTTACGAGTGTGATGATATGCTGAATATTTTTACTGAAGTAATCGAACAATTAGTAAAAGAAGGACGTACAATTGCACTTGATGGTTTTGGTACGTTCCAACCCAAGATTAATCCCTCTTTTACTACAGCGAGTTTAACTTCAGGTGAACCTTGTACTTATCCTGAAAGCACAACACTGAAGTTCACCCCTGCTGTTTCATTGCAGAAGAGAATCAAGGCTTATACAAAGGAGAAAAATGATGCAGTTTCCTAAGGTTAGATTAATCTGGCAATCACCAAGGATGTTTCTTTGGGCTGGCTTGTACCTTAAGATCAACAATAAAAGGTACAGGATAATCAAGGTAGGAGTGAACTGATGCAGAATAAATCCAAAATAAATCCCAAAATGAAACCCAAAACCTCTCAGAATATTCCAGATGAGGACTACTTGTACTTCAACACCAAAGAAGATGAACGAGAAGCAAAGAGTTCTATCGGTGTTGAATATAGAATACAACACAGGGAATTTTCGGGCTGTAATTCTGACTCCAGTAATTAACTAATAGAAAGAACACATGAATCAATCCATCCAATCAGTACAAGCTACTCAGCCCAATAAATCCAGCGTTCACGCCTTTACGATTACGCGCAGTCCTACGAGTTTTCAGAAGTTCAATGTAGTGGCAGTAGATCGTAAAGGAGAGCTACTTGCTACAGTCCAAGTTGATCTGGACTTCGAGGACGCTGCTATGATGGTAGAAGCGTTGAACGCTAGTTCAAGCGACAACGAAGCACTTAATAGTGATACTGGAGAAACAGAATGAAGATTAAATTCATTGAGGAAGAGGATTTCTTTATGTTTAGCTCACGTCAATACGCGCAGGATTCCAAGGAGAAGACTCCAGCGCCAGCTAAAGAGCAGTACGAACCCAAAGATAAGAAACGCATCAAATCCAAGGATGATTTCAAGGTACAGCGTTCGATGAAACGAGGTGAACAATGAATTTTAACGTAATTGATTACTGGAATGCAATCAAAGAAAAGACTAATGATTCTCGCTCATGGCATGATCTAGGGCTACAGAATCAGCAGTTAATTATTGACTCAATCAATCGTTTGATTCATGTTCTTGGAACTGATCCAAAGGTTCAATCTCAAGAATAAATTAAAGCTCCTGTTCTAACGGATAGGAGCTTTTGTTGTTTTTGAGGTTGACTCGCGCTCTTTTGAGGTATACTCTAGTTTTAACAGGAGAAAATATGAAAACAACAAGAGACTACTATGAAGTAGATTGGAAATTGCATTTTAAATTAGATAGTGATAGTCCAACTGGTTTAAGTAACTTAAATAATAAACCAGTTGGTAGAATACCTTCTAAAAAAGCGAAGTCGCTTGGGCGTATAGGATGGATGCTTTCATTTAATAGTGGAAGGTGGTTAGTACATAGAATTATTGCTATATTAAATAGCAAAGAAATTCTAAATAATTTTATTATAGACCATCTAGATGGAAATCCCTATAATAACAATATAAAGAATATAAGAGTGACATCTCAAAAAGTTAACACTAGGAATAGAAGAAAGCAATCTAATAATATCTCAGGTATTACTGGGATAGGTTTTTACACTGTCAACACTATCGAGTATGTTATTGCTACAATCAAACATGACGGTAAAACCAGAAGTAAATCTTTCAATCTTTTAAAACTTGGTGAAGAGGCCGCTCTGGAGTTGGCAATCAACTGGAGAGAAGACAAGCTGAGCACAATTGGTGATTATACAGAAAGGCATGGAAAATGAATAAAGATCGTAAGTTCTCCCCGATGTTAGCGACACAAATTGATGACTTGAGTAAGCTCAGTTACCCTTTGTATGTTAGTAAAAAGCTAGACGGTATTCGAGCAACCATTTTCAACGGTGTAGCTTATTCTCGTAGTCTTAAGCTGATTCCTAATCTTTCCATCCAGAAATGGGCTAAGGAGAATGCTCAGAATCTTGAAGGACTTGACGGAGAGTTCATTAACGGTTCACCTACGTCCGAGACAGTATTTCGGGATACAACCAGTTTCGTAATGTCAATTGATAAAGTCGAGGAATTCCAGTTCTTTGCTTTTGATAGAGTGAATATTACATCCACAGCACAAGAGCGTCAGGAAGCCCTAGAAGCTCTTCCATTGATTCCTAGGGTAGTAGTGCTGAAGCAGACTGTTGTACGATCTGAGGTTGAACTGGAGGCTTACAGGACTAAAGCAGTGGAAGAGGGTTATGAGGGTGCTATGGTTAAGAAAATGACTGGAAAGTACAAGTTCGGAAGGTCAAGTATCAAGGAAGGGTTGCTACTGAAAATGAAATTGTTCAGAGACTCTGAATTCGAAATCGTAGGATTTGAGTGCAAGTACCATAATTCAAATGAAGCTAAAGTTAATGAGCTAGGCAGAACCTCACGTTCGACCAATAAAGAAGGTATGGTTGCACTGGACACACTTGGAGTACTTTATTTGCGTACACCAGAAGGTAAAGAGTTCGGTTGCGGTAGTGGCTTTGATGATAAAACAAGGGATGAACTGTGGGCTGTGCGCGACAGTCTAGTTGGTAAGTTGGCTACTGTTAAATATTTCGATGTGGGCGGGTATGATGTGCCCCGGTTTGGGGTTTTTAAGGGCATCCGTGATAAGATTGATCTTTGATTAAATAAGGAACTAGAATGACCCGTATTAACGTAGTACAGCCTTCCGAATTAACTGGCAAACATCTTGTCGCAGAGGTACATGAAATCACACGCATCTTTGGATTAGCCCGTAAAGCTCAGTACGAGATTCACAAGAAGAAGATTCCGAATGATTACACGTTAGGTACTGGCCATTGTTTGTTTTTCTTTGACAAGCTCAAGTACATCACCGAACGGTATAACTCCCTTTGTACCGAAATGCAGCACAGAGGCTACGTCTGTAATCGCGTAGATCAAGCTGAACTAGAACGAGGGATTGATCGGAGTTTATTCTGGAACTACAAAGTTACGGATGCTGCACTGGCGTTGAATCGTGCTAGAATTAACGAACGATTAGCTGATAGTGCAGCTAAGAAACAACTGAAAGGTAAATAATGAACAGTGAAGATGATACTCCAAAACTCCTAGTAAACCGTTGGTTATGTGCTGATGGTCATATTCTGCAATCAAAGCACCGTTACGACTACGTTGACTACGTAGATGCTAACAACGAATATTCGGCAGTTGATGGTGGCACTTTGATGAGTCGTGTATCCGGTAAACTCACAAGCCTTTGCTTGTACACTGACGATAAACACGAGGAAATCCGTAAGTACTTCTGTTGGGGTTCCTTCTTGCGTGACTACCGTAATGATAAAGTATGGATTCCTTTGTTTAAGCTCGGAGATTCACACATCCAAGCAATCCTAGATACGCAGACTCACATTCCTGCTCATATCAAGGAATTGTTCTTGAATGAAGTAGAATACAGGAAGCAACACGGAATTACCGTAGAAGAAACCGCTAAGGAATAAGGAGATTACAATGACAGAACGTAAACTAGCAAGCATCCAGCGTATCGCTGAAGTCAAAGATATTCCAGATGCTGATCTGATCCAAGCATATCGTGTGCAAGGCTGGTGGGTCGTAGGTAAGAAAGGTGAGTTCACTGTTGGAGAATTAGTCACGTACATCGAAATTGATTCTTTCGTACCAACTGAACTTGCATCGTTCCTTAGTAAAGGAAAAGAGCCAAGGGAGTACATGAGTATTCGTGGTGAACGGCTGAAGACTGTCAAGCTCAAGAAGCAGATTAGTCAAGGATTAATTCTTCCATTATCTCCTTATGTACTGGACAACGTAGAGTTGATTGAAGGACTAGATATTACAGGTATTCTAGGTATCATCAAATGGGAAGCACCAGAAGAATTCATTCCAGCTAATGCCAAGGGTAACTTTCCTAGTTTTATTCCCAAAACAGATCAGGAACGAGTACAGAATCTTTCTAGGGATTTTAATATTTGGTTAGGTAACGGTTCAGTATGGCAGAAGACTGAGAAACTAGATGGTAGTTCTATGACAGTATTCGTTAATGCAGATCACTCTGGTGTTTGCTCGCGTAATCTTGAGCTACTGGAGGATGAAAATAACACGTACTGGAAAATGACCAAGAAGTACAAACTACTTGAAATCCTTCGTAGCACTGGGCGTAATCTCGCTATTCAAGGTGAGATTTATGGAACGGGTATCAATGGTAATCTCTACGGTCTTGATGACCAGCGATTCGCACTGTACTCCATCTATGACATTGATGACCAGTCTTATTTGCCACCAGATCAGGCTTACAGGGTCGCGTTGGTCTTGGGTGTACCTCACGTACCACACGAGGGTAATCTTTGCTTAGGCGAGTTCTACAGCACTATGCAGGAGCTTATTGATTCAGCAGATGGGACATCGTGCGTTAATACGAAAGCTATCAGGGAAGGTTATGTGTACAAGAACCTAGAGACGAACGAAAGTTTCAAAGTTATCGGAGCCTCGTACCTTATCAAGAAGGGATGATGTACAATGCTACGATTTAAGGAGTTTCTATGAATACACTAGGAAGTAACATTGCAATATTTACTGATTGTGAATGTGGTTGTAATGAGCCTGTCGCAGATACACCAAAGGAGATGCTAGAATTCTTACTGAATAGGTTCAGTCGTGCTGGTGTAAGTGATGCTGTAGCAGCGATTTATGCTAGAGATATCCAAGAAATAATAAAGAATTATTTCTGATAAAGATTAAGGAGGATTAATGAGTGTTTTATTGAGACACGAAGGCTGCGATAGCTGTGGAAGCTCTGACGCTAAAGCCGTCTATCAAGATGAAGACGGAAGTGAGAACTCTCATTGCTTTAGCTGCGGTAAAACTGTAGCAAGTAAAGAGTACATTGAGAGTAAGAACGCAGAGAAGACTAAAGGTAAACGGAATATTAAACAAGATAAAACAAAGGATACTATGAGTGAAGATAAACAAAAGAGTAAAGCAGCAGTTACACCAGAACAAACTGAAGAACTGAAATCCCGTACTTCACTGAAAGGGAATAACTACCGTGGAATTTCAGATGCCACTCTGAAAGCCTACGGTGTACGTACAGAGTACGATGAAGAGTCCGGGGATGTATCTGCTGTTTATTATCCATGTACAGAAGATGGGGAACTTTCAGGTTGGAAGCCAAGGGTACATCCGAAAATCTTTGGTGGAAGTATCGGACGTACTGGAAATACTTGTGATATGTTCGGCCAATTTAAGTTCAAAACTGGAGGTAAGTTCGTTCTTATCGTAGGTGGAGAGCACGATGCACTAGCCGCATATCAGATGCTTCAGAACTACTATAAAAGTAAAGGCTGGGATTACGAGACTCCGGTAGTTTCTCCTACAGTTGGTGAGACTGGTTGCGCCAAACAATTAGCTAAGAATTATGCATTCTATGATGGGTTTGATCGTATTGTACTGGGATTCGATCAGGATGATGCTGGTATTGAAGCGACAGAAAAGGCTATCGCTGCGCTCCCAAAAGGTAAAGTATTCATTGCTAAGTGGAGTCGTAAAGACCCTAATAAAATGTTAGAGGATGATCTTGAGAAACTGTTTATTAGTGATTACTACAATGCTAAGGCATACGTACCCGCAGGTGTAGTAGGTAGTTCTGAATTGTATGAAAAACTTTTGGAGCAAGCTGGACGTGAACGTATTCCGTTTCCACCTTTTATGTCCAAGTTAGAGACTATGCTTGGATCATTTGAGTTGCAGACTTGTGGAGTTATCGCAGCAGGAACAGGTGCTGCCAAGACAACAATAGCTAACGAGATTATTTATCACTTACTATTTAATACACAGTACAAGACAGGTATTGTTAGTCTTGAATTGGATGCAGGACAGTATGCACAGGCTCTTCTTTCTCGTCATATCCACAACCGAATTTCATCAATTAATGATCCAGTAGAGCGTATTAATTACTTGAAGACACCTGATATTAAAGCTAAGTCTGATGAGTTGTTTAAAACAGAGACTGGTGCTGATAGGTTTATGGTGCTTGATGAACGTGATTTCAGCATTGAAGTTATGGAAGATAAGATACTCGAAATGATTATCTCCGGTGGGTGTCAGATTATTATCCTTGATCCGGTATCCGACCTATTCGAATCACTTCCACACGAAGCTGCTGCTGGTTTTATGAAGTTTTTGAAAAGTACGATGAAAACTTATCCGGTTAGTTTCTTGCTACTTGCTCACATTAGAAAGTCCTCTGACAATAAAGGTGCTGCTAGTTCTGGAGCTTTTGTACCAGAGGAAGCCATTTATGGTTCTGGAGCCTTAACGAAGAGTGCATCATGGGTAGCTATGTTAAGTAGGGACAAGTACAATACTGATCCTATTGTCAGAAATACAACTCACGTAGTTCTTAGTAAGAATCGTAGAGGAAGTATTACTGGGGCGGCAGGGGATTTGTACTATTGTTCCGATACACATCAAATGTATGATTTAGAAGAATGGAAGAAAGAGAATGGGATGGATACGTTTTAAGCATGTAAACAAAAGACAGCTATCATCTTGTGGTAGACTGTCTTTTTATTTTTAAACACTGAAAGGTTGATATGAGCATAAACGGTTGGTGCTTTGACATTGAAGCTGATAATTTGTACTTACAATCAAAGAAGATTTGGTACATCAAGTTCAAGTCATTGGGCGGAGCACGAGAAATAAGCATTCATCCATTTCGTGATAGTACTGAAGTGAACTATGAAAAGATCATGCAGTGGGTGAACTCATTCGACGATGGTGCTTATGTAGTACAGCATAATGGTCTTGGGTACGATTTATGGGTACTCTGGAAGCTCCTTGGAATTCAGCCAAGGGTAGGTAAAGGCGGCAAGGATTGGATTGAGGATAAGCACGTACAATTCGTGGATACTTACGTTCTGAGTATGTACTTGAATCCTAATTCAATTAAGCATTCCCTTGAGTACCTCTCTGGTTCAGAGGATGAAGAAGGTAAGATTGACTATAGGAAAAGTCTAATTGATGCTGGAGCGTTAGAACGTGATTCACCCAAGGGAACCGAGTTCAGTTTTTATCACGAGTTAATGGAGCCTTACTGTAACCGTGACGTGGATGCTACGATTAAAGTATTCAATAATCTTTGGGGTCAAGCGCAAGTTCTATATGGCGAGAACTGGGTGCATCCTAGCTTTCGTCAAATGCAGAAGGATTACTTTCTGTACTCAGCGCAAGCTTACACTGGTGTTAGGTTCAATGTAGACAAAGCACAAGCCCTTGTAAAGCACGTAGAAGAGGCTATGCAGGTAATTAAGCTAGAGGTTGACCCTAAGCTACCACCTAGGGCTTTAAAGACCGCAGAGCAAGCATTCTATAAGCAGCCAAGTAAGCCCTTCACAAAGAACGGTGAGATGTCTGCGTTGATGGTTAAATGGTTAGAGAAGCACAGTGCTACATTGAGTAATGGCTGGATTGAAGCCTATGGATTAAAGGTAAAGCTCGAAGCGAATGCTGTACTACCGATTGAACTCCCAATGGAAATTGATGATAACGCTGAGTTAAAACAGTACTTTATTGATTCCGGGTGGGAGCCTCATGAGGATTTCTGGAATGTAAAGAAAGGTCCAGACGGTAAGCCAATACGTGACGAAAAGAATAAGTTCATTAAGACAACACCAAAGATTCAAAATCAAGGCCAGCTTTGTCCTAATCTTGAGAAACTAAATGGGGAGATTCCTCGTAAGGTAGTTAAGTTTCTTTCATTAAGAAACAGATTAGGGGTAGTCAATGGTTGGTTATCTAATTGGCGTATTGAATTCGATGGGAGATTGTCTGCTGAGATTTCTGGCTATGCACCAACGTCAAGGGTTAAGCACAAGACAGTAGTGAATTGTCCCAAGGCTGACCCAAAGGTTCTACTTGGAAATGAAATGCGGGATTTGTTCTATGTTGACAATGGTTATTGGTACTGTGGAACTGATGCTGCCGCTCTTGAAAATAGAACACTCAGTAGCTACACATACAAGTACGATGATGGCGCTTTTGCTAGGATGCAGACTGAGGGCGATCCTCATAGTTTTAACGCATTTGCTTTCTTTCCTGCATTGCACGAGAAGTTCGATATTAATGACCAGACTAACAAAGAGAATCCTGAGTTCAAGTCATGGAGGAACAAGGCTAAAACTGGAGCATACCTTCTGGCATTCGGTGGTGGAGCGCCTAAGCTAGCAAGTAGTCTTGGTTTATCTCAGAGTGCAGGCAAAGCAGCGTTTGATAACTACTGGGAAAGTAATAAAGGTCTGGGGTTACTCAAGAAACAAGTCGAGGGGTACTTTGAGACAACTGGTAAGAAAAAGTACATTCCAGCTATTGATGGACGTATTGTTTCTGTTCGTGGTAAGAACGTGCTACTATCGTGTCTAGGGCAAGGTTGTGGTGCTATTGCAATGTCCTATGCAGCTTGTCTGATGGATACTTGGCTTGGGGATATGTATTTGGATGAGTTAGGCAGACCTTACTATTTGCTAGAAGGTAAAGTAGTTAAGCGTATTTCAATGGTGCATTAATTTGTGGTGCCTTCTGGTAGTAATATCAGTCGAATAATCTTTCTAATTCGGTGAAACCCCTCGTGGGCAATACCGAGCGAAGCCCTTAGCAGGGAACGTGTGGAGGCTATCCCGAAAGGGAGTAGGGTTCAAGTGAATCCGAAATGGAAGACTTCCCTGGTGGAAGGTGAGCTAGCCCGACACCCGGAGCAATCTGGGCGTACTCTAACGAAGTACACAACAGTAAGGACGAATACAGCTTTGAAGTCGAAGATGGTGCACAGGAAGCTATCCAAAAAATGAGTGTTAAGGCTATTGTTAAAGCTGGCGAATTACTCAAGCTAGCATTGCCACTTAACGGAGAAGGTAAGATAAGCTACGAAGGTAGCTGGCGTGATGTTCACTAATTATTTAAAGGGCTTATATGACAACAGAAATTTGGAAAGATGTCTACTTCAATGGGGTTATTACATCACGAGTATCTAACACAGGATTTATCACTAACACAAAAGGAGAGCATCGAAAGCTAACTGACAATGGCGCGGGTTATTTCTCAGTGCAAGTTGCAACTTATAGGTCTGACTCTGGTAAAACTAAAAGCAAACGCGATTACATTCACCGTTTAGTCGCTAAACATTTCTTGGACAATCCAGATAATCTCCCTCAAGTGAACCATAAAGACTGCAACAAGTCCAACAACCACGTTGACAACCTTGAGTGGATTTCAGGTTCAGATAACATCAAACACGCGCACGAGGAAGGACGGATGATTAAGCGGTCAACTGATGCTTCAATTGTGATTCTTACTAAAGAACAAGTCATTGACTGCTACACTCGTGTCAAGTCCGGTGAAGGCGTTGCTGAGGTAGCTAGGAGTATGTGTAAGCCAAGGACAACGATCAGTAGCATTATGAATAAGAGGAGTAGAAAAGACATTACAGATATGATTGATGCTACAATCACTACAAGTTAAACGAAAGGAAACCATGACCAACGCTAAACAAGAATTTCTAGACCACATCTCTGAACGCTGCGTAGGTGGTAGAACCGTCCGTTGCGCTCAGATCAAACTCTACAATGCAAAGAACAAAGTAGAGGCCATTCTACCCGTTGGATACACTCCAGAAGACCTAGAAGAGTTCTTGAAGGAGATCAATCTAGAGTACAATGATGGTTACGGCGGTCAGAATCTCTATGGCACTATCTGGTACAATGACGGTGTAACGTGGAGTAGTCGATTTGAATACAATGGTTCTGAATGTTGGGACTTCAATGAAATACCTGAGATTACGCCTGAATTACTAGGTGATCCAGATTCTCGGGTTTAACAAGGGAATGCTGAAATCAGACTAAAGTTAAATGGTATTTAATCAAAGCGATTATGCAAGAAGGCAGCTAAAGTGCACTACAATCACTACATCGAATTAAATACAAAGGAATATCTTGAAGCTCACTAATCAGTCCTCTCCAGTCGAAGTCCAAGGTGGTAACAATACAGGTGCGTTCACTATAGCGTTCAATTCCAAGGCTTTCCGTGTACTTTCCGACACGCTCTATGAAAATAAAATTGGAGCGATTGTTCGTGAAATCTCCTGTAATGCAAATGATGCACACGTTCAAGCTGATAAAGCCGATCAAGAGTTCGTCATTCATCTTCCTGATAATTTCTCTCCTTGGTTTTCTGTTCGTGACTTCGGTAAAGGACTGAGCGCAAGCGATATCAAGAATGTCTTTACCGTGTACTTTGCAAGTACAAAAGACCAATCTAATGAGTGTACAGGTATGCTAGGACTCGGAGCAAAGACACCTTTCAGCTACACCGACCAGTTCACGGTAACTTCTTACCAAGATGGTATCTGCACGATCTACTCTGCATTTATCACTGAGTCAGGTGTGCCGAACATCATTGAAATGTACAGCAGCGAATCAACAGAACCATCAGGTGTAGAGATTAAACTCTCAGTCAAGAGTCAAGACTACGTGAAGTTCAAGAATGAAGTTCAAGAACAGTTGAAATTCTTCAAGGTCAAACCCCGGATTGAAAATGGAACTTGTACTTACCAAGAACAAGGTGGTGTTGTCATTCTCGAGACAGTGGATGCTCGGATTATTGATACTGGTAATTCTTACTACAAGAAAGCTCCGTACATTATCCAAGGCAATGTAGGTTATCCTTTGGCTATTGATAATCTTAAAGAGGCAATGCCAGAACACTATAAGTTCTTTGAGAGTAACCTGGGGCTTTACATTGAGTTGAATTTTGAGATTGGTCAGATTGGTGTAACTGCTTCTCGTGAGGGCGTAGAATACAACGCTACTACGTTGGCTAATATCAACGCCAAGATGACGCTGGTACGAGCGCAAGTTCAAGAGTATATTAATGCTCAGTTAAAGAGCAAAGTAACGGAATGGGAACGCACAGAGTACTTGAATTCAAGCCAAGTACTCAGTCGCTTGGCAAAAGATACAGTGTTCACCACAGCTACAAAGTTCGGCTCTGATTGGTACTTCAATCTTGAGGCAATCATGAAGCGCCCCGCCGGTGGTGTTTTATTGCAAGGAATGGTCTACTTTATTGATCGTTCAATGAAGAATAAAAAGCGCAGTGCTGGTAGAATTCGGCCTATGCCTTCGGATCAATTGCTGGTAGTATTACGGGATAAAACACACCTATCAGCTACGAAGATTAAGCATGTGCTTAAAACGAACCCAAAACTACAGCAGGTGTACGAGATCGAAATGTTCGATAAGCAATACGATGTACAGGTCGTTAAAACAGCCCTAGGAGGCTTCGATAACGTTATCTTGATGAGCAGTATTGTTTTACCGTCCGTAGCCTCTGGAGTGCGTTCTAAGAGTTCAGTGGTTAGTTACTACGAATACAATGAAGGTAACAATATCCGAGATTGGGATAAGTCCTACGAGTCACTGAAGGATGTTACTGAGCCTATGGTTTATGTTATAGTGAAGGATGCTAACCTAGTGAATTTTCAGGATGTTGCTCGTGTTAGCCAATACGAAGAACTGAAGAAATTCGACGATGTATTGGACTTGATTGCTCTGCGTGAAGCATCAGTTAAGCACTTGAATAGTGAGTGTATTTCATTGGAGCAATACATCAATCAGAAGACCGAAGAGCATCAGTCAGACGAGGATTTCTTTATCTATAAGAAGAACCTTTTTTATACTGCTGTTAAATCTCAAGTTCACGATTGGAATAGTAAAGCGAAGATGATTACAAGCAAAGCACCAGATAATGAATTGGCTCGTTTGATTGCGTTTGCTAACAAAGTAAAGAAAAGCTCAGTCTATAGTGATAGCAAGATTACACCTGAGTTCAATGCTAAGGTCAACTTCATGAAGTACAATTCTTTGGTTCATTCTGTGCCCACTGAACGTAAGTACAAGATGAAAACATTCTATGCTAACATTCTAGATAAGTACCCTCTTCTGAAGGTATCAGCTTGGGAAATGCACCGGAATATTTCTGACGTGCATCTGTGCGAGTACTTGAAGCAAATGCAGAAAGTTCTCTAAGTCTCTCTAAGATTTTCAAAAGAGCCCAATTCGATGTACAATCAGGGCTCTCCAGTAGTAACCCTCTTTACCTTAAAGGAAACATATGACAGCACTGAATACCTCACTGAACAACACCCTGAATTTCATCCTTGGCTCTGATAGTCTCACAGTCTTTGTAGATGGAGCTTCATACACCATTAATAAACAAGCCAAGACATACGAGCTAGTACTCCAAGCAGTTCGCTCTAAGGATATCAACGCAGTTCGCTCTGCTGTTAAGATCAAGGAGACTATCGTGAGTAGCCTGAGTAATGCCAGCACTGACGTTCGTATTAAGGGTGCATCTATCTTCTACAAAGATCGTGAAGTAACTGGATTGATTGCTTCTCGTGTATTTGAGGTTATTCGTCTAGGACTGGATGTTCAACCAATGGTTAAGTTCATTGAGAACCTCATGCAGAACCCATCCAAACGAGCCGTAGATGAGTTGTTTGGGTTCTTGGAGGCTTGTACTTTACCTATTACACCAGATGGTCATTTCTTGGCTTACAAGCGAGTACGTGAGGATTATCTGGATTGTCATTCGGGTACAATGGATAATTCAGTGGGTAATGTACTTGAGATGGATCGTAATGCTGTAGATGACGATAAGAACCGTACTTGCTCTGCTGGTTTGCACTTTTGTTCGTTTGATTACTTGAAGAGCTTCAGTGGTGAACGTATCGTGATCGTGAAGATCAATCCGAAGGATGTTGTGGCTATTCCAGCGGATTATAATAACAGCAAAGGACGTACTTGCAGATATGAAGTCGTGGGTGAGTCTGAGTTAAACGGATACAAACTTCCGCACAATAAACTAGACGAAGGCTTTACGTTGGATTTTTGGTACAATGAAGCGGAAGTTGCTGCTGATTTTGTTAAAGTAGAAGAGTTGAATGGAATCGAAGAAAACACGGTACAATACGTTCAAGACAAACCAAATAACTTCGTTGGTATATTGGAAGAGTACGAGGTGCGTGAAATTCGTGGTCTGATTGGTCAACGAAGTCTAGCTAAAATCGCTGAGTATTACTTAGTTAGTCCAAGGACTATTGCACGTATTCGGGACGGTTTGACTTACACTCATGTGAAATAAGATAGAACATAACTAAAGAAAGAAACTAATGAACATTCTAATCGGATCAAGAGCAATGAACTACTGGAACCCTTCTGTTCCTATTCAGAGTGACTCTGATTGGGATGTCATTAGTTGTTCACCAATAAAGGGCGTAGAATTTCACGATAGGTTCCTCTTGAACAATGATGATTTGTTCAGGTACTGCACAGACGAGAAACTTCAATTCAATGGAAATACATTTCATGTGCTTTCAATGAAGGGGCTATCTCTAGTAAAACGCAGCCACTTGCACCGTGATTTGAGCTTCAATAAGCACATAACTCACTACTGGAAATATCTCCAGTACGAGAGTAAGTTCTGGAACGAGAGCGACTTGGCTTTCTTAGCTCAAAGAACTCAAATGACTTTGGAGGAATTTCCTCAGGTTAAGCCAAACTTGAATCAGTCAGTTGATTCCTTCTTCAATGACGCAGTGTATAAGAGGTATAATCATGATTATCTACATGAGTTATTTGCTTATGAAGATAGACCTCTGTACACTAAACTACAAAGGAATCCAGAGTTAGCCAAATGCAATCTGGATTTATGGGATAATCTTACCCATGAGCAAAAGGTACAATGTGTAGCTGAAGAAACACAGGTAATAGCTACTGAAAGATTTCTAGTTCCTAAGGACTGGAATTATCCAGCTAAGGCAGCTTACATGAAAGCACTTCAGAAGGTTTGCACTACGTTGACCTCTGGCTGGTTCAGAGATTTTACTCTGGACAATTACCCAAGTGCAGTTGAGTTATTCAGTAAAAATAAGTTCAATGAAGTGAAAAATAAGTTACTTAGTGAAGTACAATAAAGTCCTAATCAGTCAACAACAGAAAGGTAAATATGAAAACAACTTTACAGGATAAAGTCCAAGTTCTCTTGGATACAGCAGGATCAGAAGTACTGAATACTTTCTTTGGTTCAGATACGCCAGAGATCAACCAATGGACAGACGAAGGAAGCGAAACAGAAGTGTTCGTTAGGACTTGTGAGGGTCTTAATATTCAGTACGAATTCGTTGATAATCACGGAGGAGAAGGTGAAGGAGAAGAGTACTGGTCAGTCTTTAAGTTCACACAAGAAAGTGCTAGTGTTTATGCTCAGTTTAATGGAAGCTATCAGTCATACGATGGTGCTGACTTTGATGAGTTCTTCTTTGTTAAACCAAAGGCTGTTGTAGTTACTCAGTTCTTTCGATTGTAAATAAGATAGAAGCTGTGTTGTATCTGGAGCAAGTTATGGTACAATGCAGGTTACGAAAGCGAGTGTAGTTCAGTTGGATAGAACAGTTGTCTTCTACACAACATGTCGGGAGTTCAAGTCTCTCCACTCGCACCAAATACTTGGTTTATCTCTACAATTCAATTGAGATTAATTGTTTATTGTTTATTAATTATCTATAAGGAAATATATGTCAAACACAAATAATGATTTCAGCAAGGTTAGTGGTACTATTGTATTCTGTCAAATGGCTGAGCCAGTTAAAGCGTACGTTAAGCCCGGTACACCGTCTAAACCCGACGAATGGAAATGCTCAATTGTACTAACCGACGAAGATTACGTTGACGAGCTAGAAGCCTACGGTAAATCACTGGATACACTCTTGAGTATGAAGAAAGTAAAGACTGCTGAGTTTGAAGAGAAATACAAATGTGCAGTACCAGAAGGTGCAGGTAAGAATGTATGGATTTTTACTCTTCGTAAATCAACTGAGCTTGGTAAGACAGGCAAGCCCGTGCCGTTTCAATACCAGCCTAAAGTATTTGAGAAAGTAAAGAATACAATGGTAGAGGTCACTACAACTAAGCTACCGGGCAACGGAAGTTACGGTACAGTAAGTATTGATAAGTTTGATCGTACTGCTGGAGGCTCTTCGTTGTTCCTGAAGAATCTCTTAGTTACTAACATGATCGAGTACGTCAAGCAAGACTCAGATTACGAAGCTGGAAGTGAATTCGGTGATGACTCTGCAAGTGACGGTAATGGAGGTTCTACTAAGGTTCCAGCATCTGCAAAAACCAAGGTAGCACCAAAGGCTCAATCGAAAGCTGCACCACGGCCATCATTTGATGACATGGACGATGACATTCCATTTTAATGTTACGTAAATAAAAGGAGAATCCGGTTAATTCCGGAATCGGTTCGATAGAATCGAAACCTACCGGGTTCTTTCTTAGGTATAATCAGTTCATCATTTAATATAAGGAACCACATGAAAACATTCGGAATTATCGCTCTTATTCTCTTGGGTATTTTCCTCATTGGTATTGGCCCAGTTCTTACCATCATTTCCCTCAATGCTGTATTCGGTCTAGCTATTGGTATTACCATCTGGAACTGGTTGGCAGTACTTTGGTTAACCATGATTGTTGCTGCTAACAAAGTTAAGTTCAATTCTAAGTAATCATTAATCAGTAACTCTAAAGGAAACATATGAACGCAAAACAAGCAATTGAGAAAATGGTCAAGATTCTTAGTGAGATTGATTCTCTGAACGAGTCCTTGAAAGAAATCAAAGATGAAGCCAAAGCAAGCGAGTTAAATGTAGCTGTACTCTCAGCAGTCGCTAAGGCTATCGTAAGTAATAAAGTGGATGAACTCAAGACTAAATCCAACGATGTTCTGGACGCTATCGAAGTAGTACGCAGTTAATCAGGATACAATGAACCCTCCCTTAATACGGAGGGTTTCTTTTTGAATGAAAGGTTAGTATGTATTGGCTAGAAACAACAAACAGAAAGTACACAGATTACAATGGAAAACTATTCAATGATTCCCAAGAGGCTATTACGTACTACAATGCACTAGTAACGATCATGAAACACGACCTACCGGAGTCCGAGTGGTTTGACCTTAGATTGATGCGCGATGCAAAGGAGGGTGATTTCATGCCCAATAGAGATCAGATAGTAAGATCATGGGTTTATTGAAAGGAGATACATGAATAAAACAATCGCACTATTCGACCTAGATACCCCTATCTACAAAGCAGCAGCAGCTTGTGAACAACGAACTATTGAAGTAACCCATAGACCGACAGGTGCTACAAAAATATTCAAGAACAGAACAGAGTTGAAAGAACTTCTTAAGTCCAAGGATAAACTTCAGCTTCTTGAACAATACGAGATTAAGGATCAACAAGAGGCTGAACCATTGTCTCACGCTATCAAACTTCTGAAGTCACAAGTAGAGAGTGCTCTTGAGTGCATCTGGCCTGACTGCACTATATACATGTTATCCGGTCCCAAGAACTTCAGAAATGACCTACCTCTACCAAGCCCATATAAAGGCACTAGAAGCCCCATTAGACCGCTTTTACTCAAAGAGCTACGTCAGTATGCCAAGAAGAAATTCAATGCAACACAGAGCGATATGGAGGAATGTGATGATATGCAAGTGTGGATGGGGTACGAAGAGTTAGCTAAAGGTAATAAGCCAGTACTAGTAGCCTCAGACAAGGATGCTAAAGCGTACAGTGGACTCTTTTTGTTCAATCCAGATAAACCACAAGAGGGTGTAAATGAGATACCTACTTTGGGTGAAATATTTATTGATGATAAGAACAAGGTACGTGCCAATGGTATGATGCAGTACGGTCTGCAAATGTGCATTGGGGACATCGTTGATTCATACAGACCAACGGAGATATGTGGGGTTAAGTTCGGTGAGAAGTCAGCGTATAAAATCTTGAAGGATTGTAAAACAGAACAAGATATACTTCACGCTGTTCAGAAGCAGTACAAAGTATGGTACAGTTCAGAATTTACATATGTGGACTGCAATGGTGATAGCACGGAGTCAGACTGGTTAGGTATGATGCAACTCTACCATTCTTGTGTAAGAATGAAAGAAACTCGGGATGATGTTTTAAATGTCGTGAATTTCTTTAATAAATACGGAGTAGAATTATGAACCTAACAAACCTACAGCAAATCAAAGATTCCTTACCTGAAGGAGATATCGTACACCGTTTAATACGTAGGTCTATTCCTTTGCGTAAATCCGTTATTAAAGGTGAACCAGATCGTATTGCTGATTTACTTGAACAGGCAGCAATGGAAATACACGAGTTAAGATTAGCTTTTATTGAAAGTACCAGATGAGCATAAAGAACGGTTATCATTATGACGATTCAAACCGAAGGTACTACCGCAATGAAGACGGAAGTAAAATCCCAGAAGAGATTTGCCTGTGCTTTGCTCATGAACCAAGTGAGTGCTGCTGTGACTGTACTTCTTGGGGTAATTACGTTCACGATGATCTAAGTAGTTATTAACAAAGGGGAACTAACATTACAGAAGATTTATACACAACAAAAGACATAACTGAAGTACGTACTCTACTAACCAAAGAGCAGAACGGCTCAAGTGCAATGACTGGATTGCCTTTGAAGAATCCTTGCGTTGATCATTTGCACGATGATGAGCAGTTAGTACGTGCAGTGATCAACAGTAAAGAGAACGTAGCACTGGGTCGTATAGAGGGGCTGTACGCTCGTTACGTGGGGTACTGGTACGATGGCACCTATCCTGAGTTTCTTAGGCTTGTAGCTGATTATATTGAGCGTGGGGTAGATCGTAGGTACAGGCACAATGGCTGGCTGGCTAAAGTCACCACTAAGTTCTGTGCGCTTAAGGAAAGCTCCAAAGATGCTGTCTTGATTGAGCTAGGAAGTACAGTTGGCAGGAACGCACTAGAACGCAAAAAGAACTTCAGTAAAGCACTGATGACACGTAAGTTCAGCTATAATGAAGTAATGGACTTGATCAAGAAGTTCAGGTAGTACTGCGTAGATTCTTAATTAACATAAAGGAAATGAATGAAACATTCACAAGAAATTACCCAAAAGATTATCGACCTTAAGAAAGTCGGATTTAAGTCCAGATATATAGCCAATGCCCTCAGTGTATCTAAGTCCAGTGTGAACTATGTATTTAACCGCTACATGGAAACTCAAGTACCAGTACCAGACAGTCTTAAACGGTATTGCTTTATTGATATTGAAACACTCCCTGATATTGCTGTTACATTCAAGCGATTTAAGGCTAATCTAGGGCAGGATAACATCCTAAAAGACGGTGGTACTATCGTCAGTATTAGCTGGCGCTGGATGGGTGATAAAACAGCACAAGGACTGGCGCTGACACCAGCAGAGGCTATTGAGGGTAATGATTCACGATTATGTGCAGTTCTATTCGCTTTGATTGAGAAAGCTGAGGCACTGATTGGTCATAACATTGACAACTTCGATCTACCAATGATCAAGAGTCGATTAGTGATTAATAAGTTCCAGCCACCAAAGAAGATCAAGACTATTGACACCCTGAAGATTGCTCGTCAAATGCGCTTTCCGAGTAATCGCCTTGGTTCTTTGGGTGTCATCCTAGGTGAAGGTGATAAAGCAAGCCATTCTGGGATTAATACGTGGATTGGATGCATGGCTGGAAACCAAGATTCACTAAATGAAATGCTGACGTATAACTTAGAGGATGTTGATTTACTGTATCGTGTGTACATGCGTCTACGAGCGTTTGATGTACGTCCATTGAACTCTGCATTGTTCGTTCCTGATGAAACCCCACGTTGCCCTGTGTGTGGTTCTGATGATCTGCACGAGACACTGAATTCAGTGTATACTCCGACTTGTGAGTACACAGAAATTGAGTGCGGAAACTGCGGTACTCGCTCTCGTGGTAAAGTGCTAGTCAATACAAAGACTAAGCGCAAGAGTCTGTTAGCTAACTAAAGTAAAACCCTCGTGATGAGCGAGGGTTTTTCTACGTCCAAAGGAGAATTAATGAAGATCAAAATTATGAAGTGCAGCGACAGTCTTATGTGGTATCATGACCGCGTTGGTGAAGTGTTCGATGTTCTATATGTTCTGAAAGAACCAAAAGATATGTCAGTGTGGGTAAGGACTGCTGGAATGTACAATACTAAAAACTACGTGTTATACTCCGATTGCGCTGAAGTTAACGAATAAAGGAAAATGAAAATGATCAGTAAACAAATACTAAGTAGATTTTCAGCAATCAGAGGCGACTATGCACCCAATAAAGTACAAGACGCTTATACTAGTCTTCTAGTAGTTACTCTAGGACTAACCCTTGGTCTTTTACTTTATGGTGTTTACTTATTCCCAATGGGAGGAATCATCGGAGTAGTTCTTGGGTTTTCAGCTATGATTATTCTTCGGATTACTCAAGCTGCTTATACCGTTATTAAATACTTAATCAAAGGAGAGTAAATGAAAGAGAACGAAGTTAAAATCTTCAGTGTTATCGTGGATGCTGAAGGGAACGATAAGTGGATCAGTGAAGGTGTATTTGTGGATAAGCCCAAGTTAAAAACTGAGGTTAAGCCAGAAGGGGTGAATGCACATTTATTTCAACAAATACTGAATGCTACTGGTTTGACTAAGAAAGGAATAGTACTATGGGACTTAAATGCTACTATTCAAAGTCCACAAAGTGTTGAAATTACTGTTGGGTACTATAATGAGAATAATAGTACACGCAGTCAAAAAGTAATCCAGATTTACGGGTAATGAACTACCGAGAACTTAGACTAATACTTAACACAAGTAACTGCAACCTGCGGTTACGTTTACAAAGGAATACGAATGAATAAAATGCAAGATGCACTCTGGAGTCTATTTAAGGACAGTGAAATGTGCTGTAATATTGCAGGACAGTCCAAAGAGATTACTAAAGAGGCAAAGCAGCAGCAACTAAAGTTAATCAAAGAGGAAGTCCAAGAGATTCAAGAAGCACTCGACAGTGATGATCTCACAGAACAGCTTGATGGTTGTGTTGATTCGCTTGTAACGATCTTTGGTTATATGATTAAACTAGAACGTCAAGGTGCTGACTTAGGTAAAGCGTTAGTTAAGACAGGTCAGAATAACCTAACGAAGTTCCCTACTGATCATACGGTGGTAGAAGAGACTGTAGAATTCTACAAAAACAAAGGAATTGAAACCAAGGCGAGTCTTGATCTGATGTACAATAAGTGGGTGATACGAGACTCGAGTGGTAAGTACAGAAAACCCAAAGGTTTCATAGAAAACGACTTGAGTGATTGCTGGAATTAATAAAAGGAGTACGATGGAAAATAAAGGAATCAAGTACGACGATGGTAAGCTTCAATGGTGGTATCTGCCAATTGAACCCATCAAAGAAGTCCTAAAGGTGCTGCACTACGGTGATAAGAAGTATCCAGCAGATGATGGATGTAACTGGAAGCAAGTACCTAACGCTAAGAAGCGGTACTACAGTGCTTTGATGCGGCACATTACTGCATGGTGGGACGGTGAGAAGAACGATCAAGAATCAGGACTACATCACTTGGCTCATGCTTGTACTAATGTATTGTTTTTACTTTGGTTTGAGATGAAGGGTTACAAAGAAGGTAAATCAAAGCAATACTTCACTTGAAGTCCCTCGTTGGGTGTGTTAGAATAACTGCCCACTTTTAAAAGCTAATATCAGAATGAATAAAGGAATAATATGACTAAGAATACAAACGCACAAACAAAAGATACACCTATTAAGCAGTACACACTAGGTGAAGTATTCCTTCATAACGGACGCAACGTACAAGTAGTGGAGCTTCAAGCACAAGGAATCTTTCATGTGAAAGCCACAGATGCACCCTTTGATTCTTATTGGATTAACACAGGTGAAAGTACAGACATTACTAACGCAGAATAAGGAGAACTATGACATTTCTACCAGAAATTCCTGAGAGTATAATCAACTATCCTTTAGAGTACAGCAGCAATTGTCTTAACATAATTAAAGCAGTAGAAAGAGGTTACTATTTTGATTTTAACTCTCAAGAAGTTGTTACACCGTTGGGCACAAGAATGAAACCAAAACAGTACGGTACTCAAAGGTATCCGTTCTTAACTATGAATGACAATACAGGAAGAAAGAAAAATGTCTCTTTTGCCATTCACAAATTTGTTGCATATTTACTATATGGAGAAATTGCATTAAGAAAAGGGGTTAACGTAAGACACCTTAACGCAAATAAACTTGATTTAAGTAAAAACAACATTGCGATTGGTAGTTCTAGGGATAATAATTTAGATAAACCTGCCGCCGATAGGTGCAGAATTTCCGCGCATGCTAGAAAATCTCAAGGATTACGTCCACTTAACTCTGTAGTTAAGGACGAAGAGGTAGAAATAATTCTCAGGAAATATTTAAAAATTAAAGGAGACTTAAATCGTGCCAAACAAGGGGCGATTGATATGATCATGGAGGATCATAAGTATAGCCGCCAATGTCTTCAGGCAATATGCAGTGGTTATAGTTTTCCAGATATCTACAACAGAGTAATTAAGGAGTTAAATGATTAAGACAACAACACAAGTAGAGTATATTGACCATTTTGGTAATGATAATTCAGTAGTCAATGCAGCAAGGGTTTCATTTAACAAAACATCTGGTTTGTATTCAGATGAGCAGAATAGTAAGCTGATTCGGTATTTATCTGATCACAATCATAAGAGTTGCTTCAATCATGCTTTTATGTCATTTCGAGTAAAGGCACCTATTTTTGTAGCACGACAACTAGTAAAACACGAATATTTACCTTGGAATGAAACATCTCGCCGATATGTTGATGACGTGCCGGAGTTCTTTAAATTAGAATGGCGATACCGTCCTGATAAATCAATTAAACAAGGCTCGGGTGGTTTATTGAATAACAATGATTTTGAATTAGCGGATAAAATCTTTTGGGATTTAGCTGAACACTCATTGAAGGCTTATAATGAACTATTAGCATTGAATGTCGCACCTGAGCAAGCACGAGCAGCCTTACTTCTAGATACATGCACTGATTGGGTTTGGTCAGGAAGTTTATTTGCTTTTGCAAAGATGTGTAGCTTAAGGCTTGATCCTCATACTCAGAAAGAGGCTACAGAGGTTGCTGAAATGATTAACATAAAAGCACTTGATTTATTTCCCGTTGCATGGAAGGCATTAGTTAAACAAGGAGATAAACAATGAGTTCAATTATTGCACTAGTCTACATTAGCCAAAGCGAGCTATGGACGGTTAATCCTCTTTACACTGAGGAATGGGTTCAGAGCAATCCACAGCAGCTAGAAGGGGTGTTATATGACCTTGGAATAGATGTTAATCAGCCCTATGAGGTTCAGTTCAACACTCATCGTAATCGGTTCGGAAATATCAATACTTGTAGCAGGTTTGTCGGAAATGAACGCTTAGATCAGAAGTGGATCGAGTCAGAGTACTCCAGCCAAGAGGCTAAGGATAAATCAAGTGGGAATAATTTAGTCAAGGATTTATATTCCTTGCGTGGAATGACAGAATAAATAAAGGAAAATAATGGAAAATTACTTACTACCAATTAACGAACGAGAAGAACCAATTGAGTTCGCAGATCAACAACTTAAAGTATTCTGGACTGCTGACGAGATCAATGTAGCTAAAGATATTCAGGACGTTCTGGTTAACTTCACTGAATCAGAGAAACACGCAGTTATTACTACTCTAAAATTATTCAGTATCTATGAGACTCATGCTGGTTCTGAATACTGGGGTGGACGCTTTAAGAAAATGTTCAATGGTGCGGAGTTTCACCGAATGGCTTCTGTTTTTAGTATGGTTGAACTAGCTATTCATGCACCGTTCTACAACAAGATTAATCAGTTACTTCATATTGATACTCCAGAGTTCTATATGTCTTACTTGGATGATCCTATCCTTAAATCAAGGGTTGAACACATTGGAGAGATCATTGATCACCCTGATGATTTGATTTCACTTGCAGCGTTTAGTATGGTCGAAGGTGTTATCTTGTATAGTAGTTTTGCTTTCTTGAAGCACTATCAATCCCAAGGTAAGAACAAACTAATGAACGTAGTTCGTGGCATAAATATGTCTTGTAGGGACGAACACCTCCACTCAATCGGTGGAGCTTGGGCGTTTAAATACAAATTATCATTAGAAGACCATTCCGAAGAGGAACTAGCAGAGCTTGAAAATAAAGTAAGAGAAGCTGGTCGTAAAATTTATGAACACGAGTGCAAGATCATTTCTATGCTATTTGAGAAAGGAACTATTCCCGGAATCACGGCGCATCAGCTTGAGTGTTTTGTTCAGTCAAGAGTCAATGAGTGTCTGAAGGAATTAGGGTATGAAAAAGAGTACGATGTAAAGTACAATCCAATTGCTGAAACATTCTACGATGGGATCAATAAATACCAGTTCAATGACTTTTTCAGCGGAGTAGGAAGAGAGTACAATCGGAACTGGGATCAATCAGAATTTAAATGGAAGGCTATCAATGAGTAAGAATCTATACAAGGACTTAAGTGAGAAACGAAAAGAACTACAAGAGCAAGGTCTTGTTCCTAGCTGGTATACCACAGGCGGCTATCAAATGTTCGCTGATAAGTACGAGTACGATACGAACGGGAAATCAGTTAAAGGGCAATTTGAGCGTATTGCAGCTACAGCAGCTAAGCATCTAAAAGGTACTGTATTTGAGGCTGAAGCGAAAGATAAATTCTTTGAACTGCTGTGGAACGGTTGGTTGTCTCCTAGTACTCCTGTGTTGGCTAATATGGGTACAGCAAGGGGTATGCCAGTATCATGCTCTGGAACAGTCGCAGAGGACTCTGTGGATGGCTTCTACAGCAATCTACACGAAGTAGCTATGTTGACCAAGTACGGCTTTGGTACTGCTACGGATTTGAGTTCAATTCGTCCTCGTGGTTCTAAGATCAGTGTAGGTGGTAAGGCTTCCGGGGTGATGCCGATTGTTAAAGAACATGTAAGTGCAATGCGAAATATCGCTCAAGGTACAGCACGTAGAGGTGCTTGGGCTTGCTATCTAGATATTGAACACGGGGACTTCAATGAACTGATTGACCACTTATCCGCAGATGGTGATGATTTAAATATTGGGTGGACTATCAAGCAAACATTTATTGATCGTTTAAACAAAGGAGATTCTGAAGCTGTAGAGCGTTTCCAGAAAGCCATGAAAGTCAAGATGGTAACTGGTAAGGGCTACTTCTTCTTTATTGACAAAGCCAACGAAAAACGTCCAGCTATGTACAAGGATAGAGGGTTGTTTATTAACAACAGTCAACTTTGTGTAGCACCTGAAACTTTAGTTCTAACAGATGAGGGGTATCAACAGATTGTTGATCTTGAAGATGAAACCGTAAATGTATGGAATGGTAAAGAGTTCTCTAGTGTAGTTGTAAAGAAAACTGGTGAGAATCAGAAGTTAGTTCGGGTAGTTACGAATAGTGGGTTTGAATTAGAATGCACTCCTTACCACAAGTTCTATGTAGCAATGCGAAATGATGTTAGTGGTAATCGCTGGATTATTGAAAAACGAGCAAATGAATTAAAGAAAGGCGACAAACTAATTAAGTGCGATTTTCCTATCATTGAAGGTGAAGATACACTTGATTTTGCGTATGCTAATGGATTTTATAGCGCGGACGGGTGTATTGAAAAAGCAGGACAACGTATCTACCTTTATCATGCAAAACGTAAACTTGAAAACCTATTTGATGACCTTGGTGGTAAATGGTACGTGCAAGAGGATATGAATCGTCAGTACAAGACAACTAAACTATTGAAGAATAAATTCTTTGTACCCTCTGGGAACTATACAATTAAATCTAAACTTGAGTGGCTTGCTGGATTCTTAGATGGTGATGGAGTTGTTTGTCGTAATGGACCTACTCAAAGTATTCAAGCAGGGAGTATTAATAAGAATTTCTTACTAGAAATACAAATGATGCTACAAACGATGGGGGTATCCTCTAAGGTAATGTGGGCTGCTGATGAAGGAATGCGCAGTTTACCCGCAAATGATGGTACGGGGCTAAACAAGGAGTACTTCTGTCAGAACTCGTGGAGAATCATGTTTGGTCAAACTGGTATAAATAACTTGCAAGACCTTGGATTTAAGACTCACAGGTTGGTTCTAAGTGATCACCGCCCAAATCGGGAATGTAATCACTTTGTTAAAGTCATGGAGGTAATTGACGAGGGACGAATTGATGACACCTACTGTTTTACAGAACCAAAACGAGGAATGGGGGTATTCAATGGATTATTGACAGGACAATGTTCAGAAATTATTCTTCATAACAGTAAAGACTTGACCTACACTTGCGTACTCTCTTCGATGAATGCAGCTAAGTTCAACGAATGGAAAGATACTGACGCTGTTTACTGGGCTACTATTTTCTTGGACTGTGTAGCTGGAGAATTCATTGAACGAGCTAAGGGTATTCGCGGATTAGAAAAGGCAGTTAAATTCACTGAGAAATCAAGGGCACTTGGTCTAGGTCTATGTGGTATCCATACATTGTTTATGCAGAAGATGTTACCGTTTGAATCCTTTGATGCACACATGTTAAGCCAAGAAATCTCAGCTAGTATTATGGAAGGTGCTTCATTAGCTACGTCTGAAATGGCAGTAGAATTAGGTGAACCAGAATGGTGCAAAGGTTATGGAGTACGGAATACTCACTTGATTGCGATTGCTCCTACTAAGTCCACAGCTTTACTGATGGGTGGTGTATCAGAGGGTATCAATCCTGATCCAGCTATGAGTTATACTCAGACAACATCTGCTGGTGAAATGGATAGGACTAATCCTGTGTTGCTTGAACTTATGAAAAAGAAAGGCGTATACACGAAGAAACACATTCAGGAGATGACAGATAATCAAGGCTCAGTTCAGAAGGTAGATTGGTTAACTGATGAAGAGAAACAAGTATTCAAGACAGCGTTCGAGATTAACCAGAAAGCTGTGTTACGATTAGCGTCAGCAAGGTCTGCATATATTGATCAATGGCAGTCACTGAACTTGTTCTTCTCTGCTGATGAATCCCCTAACTGGATTGCTGAAGTTCATCAGGAAGCATTTGCTGATCCTAACATTCTGGCTCTGTACTACGTGTACACTCAAGCGGGTGTGCAAGCAAGTAAAGGCGAATGCGAAGCTTGCCAATAACTGAAAGGGCTTCGGCCTTTTCTTAACGAAAGGAAATATGAAAACATTACTAAAATTTGAGGCCCCGTGGTGCAGCGGCTGTAAGGTACTCTCCAATCTACTCAAGGATGTTGACTTGACTGGAATTGAAGTAGTACCTATTAACATCGACGCAGATACAGTCAGTGCAAAATCCTACGGTGTTCGTGGATTACCAACTCTCATTTACCTTGACGAGACTGGAGAGGAAATCAAGCGAAAGAGTGGAGCGTTTAACAAAGATGAACTCATGAAATTCCTAGGAGGTACAGATTGACTTCATCGGTAAAACACTACGTTGACCTAGCGGAGTATTCATCGTACCTTGGTGAATTAGTCCAAGGTCTACGCCAAGAACTCCAGCGTACTACTATGATTATCTCCAGCGGTTTAATGCAAGAAGAGAACACTAAATCACTTAATGATTATGCTGAGTTAATCCAGAAGGAGATTCAGAAGCACAACCAAGAGTACAACCGTTGTTGCTATCTTGAGTATCACTCAGCTAAGTTAATTGAGTTAACTGATGATGCTTCAGTGAGTTTTTATATGTGGGCTAACCAAAAGATTAAAGAGAAACGAACGTACCAGTAAGTACAGATATAGAAAAACCCCAGATACCTTAAGTGGCGTCTGGGGTTTTCTGCTTTGTGAACCTAGAGTTGTTTACAAGGGCTACAGTGGATTTAAACACAAGGTGGCTATGGTTGTATTACCTAGGTACTTTAAATCCATCCTAGGCTGTTCTAGGGCTTCTCAGAGGGTTCTACGGTTACCTGCTTATTATGCTTCAGAACAAAAGCATCCACTGTGCTCTTTACATCATCGTACTGTCTATAGCACGAGTTCAAGTAAACCTTTAGTTCTTCTGTTCGTTGAGCGTATTCAACAAGATTAATTGCATCTTGTTGTAGTAATCCGTTGAAAGATACTCCTCTGGTGCCTTCTGGATTACTGGTATCTCTAATGAGATTACCTTCGCTGGTGGAACCATTGGTACGGAAGGGTTGTGATTGCACCCACTTAAGAAGATCATTGTACTTATTAGTGCTAGTTTGAAGTGCATTTTGTTTTTCCTTTAATGTATCTTTGATTTTGTTATCAAGGATAGTCTGGTTCTTATCTTGCTCAATCTTTAGATCAGCTAGTCTTTGGGTGTACTCTGCGTTAATCTCTTGAGTACGGATCAGCACAGCATCAGTTACTGCGGATTTCAATACTTGGTTATGCCAAGACTTAAACCCTAGGACTAATGATAGGCTTAATGTAAGAATAATTACTACTTGATAATACCAAGGCATTGCTGGTTCTCCTGAATTCTACGGTTAGTCAACCCTCGTAAAGGTAGACCTTGAAATTTATCCCATTTTAGTATCTCTTGGCAAGCTCCAGCGTAATCGTACTGATTCAAGCGTTTAACTAAAGTACTACCGCAGAATGCACTTGTACCTATATTGAAACTCAAAGAAACATAAGCATCGTACTCATATTGCCACAAAGGAACCTTAATGCATTGCTTGATTTTACTTTCAAAGCCAAGTGAAGTGTTCTTTAGTAATACAGTAGCACGTTCTTTAGTAATGGCATCTCCCATTTTTACAGGGGAACCATCTTCATAGAAAGTGCTACCATAGCCTACAGTCGGTACATCTTGAGGTACTGGACGGTACGCTTGGAGCTTTAGCCCTTCATGACTAGCAATTCCACCTAGGCCTGCTACACTGAGTACCAATGCAGCTATTTTAGTCCTTGTCTTCATTACATAATACCAAGAAACTTAGCGCATAGTAGTACAGCAGCACTAGCCGCAGTCCACACAGCAGCGATTACCCACTTATGAACTAACTTACTCATTGGTTGCTCTTTTTCAAGAGCGTCTACTCGTTGGTCTAATTCATTGTGTTTAGTATCTAACTTTTCTATTGAATTAAAAGTACGCTGAATTGTAGTGTCGTCCTTTAGTTCTAGTTGTATTTCTTGTACTTCTTTACTCAAGAAATTAACCCTTTCTTGAAGTACCTGAAGAGTGTAATTTTGTTTTGGTTCCATATTATTCCTTGTTAGAACTCGTAACCTTCAACTTTACTATCATTATGCATAGCATCTTGAATACGTTTAGCCAGTGTTTTATTATCAATAATCAAGTCCTCTAGCTCTTCTTGCATATGTGAAGGTACATCAATACCGTTTTGTTGTACTAGTTTAGAGAACTGACGAATCAATAACTCCATACGTGTAATGGTTCGTTGTTGTACATGAATAATCCTATCCATGCGAGCGAACTCATGTCTTAACTCAGCAGTCTCTTTACGGGCTTCTTGAGCTTCTTTACGTGCATCACTCGCCTCTGTTCGGTTAGCTTCAATAGCATCTCTTAGATTCTGGAATTGGGATTTAATTGCATGTTCACTCGCCTCTACTGTCATCTCCTTTGTTCTTAATGCTATATATCGTTGGTACGTAAAAACTACACCAGCTATTGATGCTATGACAGCACCTACTATTTGAATAATCTCTGTCACTAACATACTGCACCTTATTACTTAACTGAATTGACCACTGGTTGAATAACTGTAGGAGTAACAACAGTGGGTTCGATAATAGTGACTGGTTGAATAACTGTAGGAGTAACAACAGTAGGAACAGCAAAAGGTGCTTCTGTTGAGATAGAGTGGTTATCAGAGGTACTATACGCACCAGAACCAAGAGTACCAGTTCCACTTAATGTAGTGATCGTAGTAGGTGCTTGAATCTTACCTGCGATAGCACTGAAAGTTGTATTAGTGCTCATTCCTAGGGCTGTAGCATTATTGGAGCTAACTGATTGACTCATATAGTTATATCGCATACCTGCAACCTGAGTTAAACCCGGTACTAAGATAGATGCCCACTGAAGGGCTACATTGGGCTGTGGCTGCATTAGAGCTGATTGCCCTTGGGTAGCACCACCTAGTGAGCTTAAAGCCATTACAGCGGCCACCTTGGCTGTACTGTCCCCAGACGCTGCGATAGAAGCAAGTGCTTTGTACTTTTCGGTATCCGCTGAGTTCTTAGAAGCAGCTATCTCTTGCATGGATTTACTGTATTGCGCGTAATCAGGTGAAGCACACCCAACTAAGCTAAGTGCTATGATTGATGCTGTGAGTGTTTTATTCAGTTTCATATTTAAAGTTCCTTAGTTAATTTCTACTACATCGTAATCTTTGAAGTGCTCAATAAAATCCATTGGTGAGTGCATCTTTGATGTATCCATTCCTAGCATTTCTGCATTGATCTCAAAACAGTATTCCTTAGCGTTATCTTGTTTAAGGAAAGGTAAACCAAACCCTAATGCACCGAACCAATCGTACTTACGTCCTTGCTTTGCTAGGAAGACTTCCAGTGCTTTCTGTTCGTACTCCTTAGGTATTTCAATGTAATCCCATTTACCCGAAAAAAGGTTAATAGGTTTAGCTCTTACACCTCCATCACGTACAGAACTACTGAAGCACATCCCATTGATTTGAATCTCAGTGTGAGAGTACTTATTTATTTTCATGTCCCTAACGGATAAGACAATGCAGGTAACCCAGTGAGAGATACTGTGCATTAAATCATCCGTTGGGCCTTTGTATAAGGCAAGTCTCATATTATAAAGTACTTGCTAGGATGAATAAATCATCCAGTTGAGTTTCAGTTAATCCCAAAGCTGCACCTAGAAGTAACACAAAGCCTCTGTTGCGTTCTACTGTCTGGCTGTACTCCCATTCAATACTAGCTGCCTCCTTTTGAGGACTAGGTAACGCATTAATAGCACTAGTTACATTTGAAAGTAGCCCTGCTTGAAGTAAAGCTAATCTTGCTTGGCGCATAGTGACGGACTGCGGGACGATGGCGGGTGGCGGTGTCGGTGCGGTGAATGTCTCGCCGTCCCACAGCCACCCAATGATTGCCCCGGTTGCGTCGATAGCACCGATGCTTGCTGCAAATTCTGCGTCAGATTCGATGATGTTGGTGACGCGCCCTGCGTCAATGATTGCAAAGCGTGCCATTAGATGATCCCCCAAATACGAAGTTCGCCCCGAGCGCCTGCGCCGGATGCTGTGCCGTTTATTGATGCCCCACCACCACCACCGGGCGCCGTCCCCGCCACTGGCAAAGTGCCGCCAGCGTTTGTAGTGCCGCCAGCACCACCGTAAATGCTGGTTGTTTGCAGATTTAAAGCGTTCGCGGCTGATATTCCCTGCCCGCCAGCGCCACCGTAAGTAGTGCTGCCCGATTTTGTAGACCCATCAGCCCCACCTCTTGCACCGCCGTAGTACGCCCCTGTTGATGATGATCCGCCAATAACAGGTGACTCTGCCGCCGTGGTTGATGAGTAAAGTGCCGAACCACCTCTTGACAAAGCACTCGCCAGTGTTGAAAGGTTGTCACCCTCGCCACCACCAAACGAGGATAAACCGACAAAAGTTGACGTTCCGCCTGCTGCACCATTGGTGCTGTCTACTGTTGCGCCAAGACCTCCGGCACCGATTACTACAGACTCACTTGAGCCAACAGCAGTAGACAAAACAAGTATTGGCGTACATGCGCCGCCGCCGCCACCATTGCGCAGACTGGAAGCCGCACCCCGTCTGCCACTGCCACCACCGGCCCATAAAAATCCTCCAAACTGACTGTAGCCCGGTGGCTTTGTGAAAGTGCCACTTGCTGTAAACGTCTTGCAAAAAGCATTCAGCACCACCGAGCGCAGCGCCACACCATCGCATTGCACCAGCCGCACTTCGCCAGGGTACATCACAAAGCCAGACAATCCATCAATCAACTCCGCGCCGCTTGGATCAATTGTGATGTCGCCTGTACCGGAGTTTTGCAAATAACAAAACCAACCATCTTTTAAAGTTGCAGCCGAATCAAATGTTTGTGTAAATGTACCACTAGTGATATCAATTATCTTGCCGTTGTCGTATTTGCCAAGCATAATATCTGCTGTACGTGCTGAGCGAATTAACGAGGGGTTAAAAGCTTTGCTCCAATTTGTGACGTCAAGGCTAGGATCAGTAGTTCCTGCACCTGCTGTAATTCTTCGATAACTCTGAAAGTCCAAAGGACTGTAACGTAAATCACCTGTGGCGTACGTAGTTCCAGATATCCAAACAATTGAACCTGCACTCAGTGCGGCTTGTTCTGCCAGTGAAACTTGATCTTGTGCTAGAATAACCTGATTAGCAGCTAGTATAGCTTGAGTAGTAGCAATACCCGCTTGAGTAGTAGCAATACCCGCTTGAGTAGTAGTAGTAACAGTCAAAGCGTTAATCTCGGGTATAATTAGATTCATTTCAGGAGTGAATACATTCTCAATTGCATCAACCCAAGCGTCTGCTTTAGTTGCGAATGTACTAGGGGATGACCGTTGTGGTGCATCAGGTAAAGCTGTTAGTGTAGTCATTTATTTCTTTCTTATTAGGTTAAGCATTAATTAAGTCAACCCTTCAATCTGCAATGAGCAAAGTGAATACGTTGGGTATTGAATAGTTACGTTGAAGTCCCTGTAATATCCAAAAACGATTAGTGGTTTATACATAGTATCATCTGATCCGATCCACACTGAAGGAATAGCCCTTAGATCGCTCAAGAGTTTATAATTGAAGTTCAGTCTTGCATTATCCATGTAGACTTCAGCATCCATTCGTTTACTGAATGCACGTTGCACAAAAGTAGTACCTCCGAAATCATCAGTAGTTTTTACTGAGTAGTCCTTAATACCAACTGAGGCACCGTACTGTGTACCACCTATCTTATAGACAGTACCGTAGATTAGACTGCCTATTTGAACTGTACCTGAACCCGTTAATGTACTTGTGATAACACCATTTGCATAAGGTGGGATATCGGTCAAGACAACTTCAGTCAATAAATCATAGGGTTCAAAATAGTACATGAACCAATCAAGTATATCAGTGTCGTCAAGTGGTACTGTTCGATTATAAACTTCAGTACCTCCTATTCCATTCTGAACTTTGACATTCAATGAAGTTCCTGTTAAGTTCAAGTAACTTACTGAATCAAAAATTGCAGTGGGTTTAGTCACTACAACGAAAGGTGAAGTAGCTGTACTAACAGTACTAACTTCATTATCGAACATAGCGTGGGTATTATCAGGGCCTGAATCAATCCATTTAGTAGGACTAATATCTGGCTGATTACCTACGTTACTGCTGGATAGACTTGTGTACAATCTAAATCCGTATCGAACAATAGCACCAACAGCATAAGTAGTACCTGCTACGTACAACGGCACTGTTTCTACTGCTGATGAAGAGATTAATTGACTTTCTTGATACTGGAGTGGTTTAATTACTTTCATTGTAATCTTTCATATTTACCTTATTTATTAAGAAACACGGATGGTTAGTCCGTGTTATCTTTAATTACACCGCTGTTTTTACCAAGAGTGCATCACCTTCGGTAGTAGGGACAATACTTCTTTCAAAGTTGTTGTTTAATTTAGAAGTGTTAATAGCTGTAGCTCTTGCTTCAATTCTTAACATCTGAACTTCAATCCGCAATGATTTCAACTCTTCTACTAGACTTGAGGAATTATTTAAATCACTGACAGCCGGGTTGTAGGCTTTCGGGATAACCGCTTCACCCTCGTGTAGGAAAGCCAACCCGTCGTTTGGTACGTAGTTAGTACCAATCTCGTATGCTGGAAGTCCTGCAATTTCATTCTGATTATTTAAATTATCAATGATGTCTTGATAAGGGTTAGACCCGTAGTTCTCAGGTAAAGCTGCTGCTTTTTCCTTCAAGTTCTCAATAGAGCCGTACTTCTTAGCGATATCCTCCGCCATTTTCTCTGAAGTTGCTCTCGCAGCCCCCTTGGCTCCTGATTCACGTAAATCGTTATAAAGTATAGTATCTCCCCATGTTCCAGTTTTCTTTAAAAGAGCATAAGCAATATCATTAGGGTCAGTTAAACCTGCTGTAATTTCCTTAGCTTTCTTTAAGTTTATGGACTCACTTTGATTACCAGTATAGTCCCTCCCTCCTATGCTATATGTGCCGTATGGATTGCTGACTGAACCACCACCCATAATAGTACTTGCATCAACCCCAAGGGCTATAGCTAGATTATTAACAGCGTCTGCTACACTTATAACGGAAGTATTAATACCGTTAGCAGCATCTAACTGTTTCTGAGCTAGCATAAGAACATTGTTAAGTGCTGCTAGTTGAGCTTCAGCATTTGCTAGGGCTTTTTCAGCATCAGTCAATTGACCTTTAGTTAACTTCTCAAGTTCTGATAAATCATTTGCTAGAGTTAACTTAGCAAACTCTTGTTCTAACCTAGTTCCATATAACTTAGTATCATTCCTGACAGCATTAATTGCCTCACTAAGAAGTTCTGTTTCAGGAAGGACACCTGTAGTTTTAGCCTTCTGTAAAGAACTCTTAATAAACGCTAAACCTGCCTGTGCTTGCATCTTTGCTGTGCTATCTACTTCACTGTACAATTCTTTAATATTACTTCTTAGTAAATCAAATAAACCCTTAAGTACAGATACTAACTCAGTAGCATTTTCTTTTGCTTTTTCGTAGATTTGACGCTGGGAATCAACTGCACGTTGCAGCGCACTAAAAGCAGAATTAGCAGCTTCTTTAGAAGCAGCAGTTGCCTTATCCGTAGCTGATTTCAAATCCTCTTGAGCATAAACTTGTCTAATCAGGGATTTTTCAGTATCACTAGATGCTGCTGATAAGTCACGTTGTAACTGGATTAGTCTGTTTAATATAATACCCTCTTCACTTAGTGAATTAAGTCTTTCTTGCCATGTACCAATACCTGTTTTAACTCGTAATTCATCTTTAGCTTCGTTAACTTTCTTTACTTGAGCAGCAGTCCATCCAGCAGCTACAAGTGCAGCGTCAGATACTGCCTTATCAAATGCAGCTAAACCAGAGTTATCTCCAGTAGCTTCTAATAAAGCTCTGTTATAGTCAGACTGGACTTGAGCTAACGCTTTATTGTCTTCAATAGTCTTAGTATCAGCAGCAGTCTTAGCTTTAGCAGTATTTACAGCATCCACCTGAACTTGAGTCCAACCAGAAGCAACAAGTGCAGCGTCGGATAACTTCTGATCGAATTCAGCTAAACCAGAAGTATCTCCAGTAGCGTCTAGCAACGCTCTACTGTAGTCAGACTGAACTTGAGCTAACGCTTTATTGTCTTCAATAGTCTTAGTATCAGCAGCAGTCTTAGCTTTAGCAGTATTTACAGCATCCACCTGAACTTGAGTCCAACCAGAAGCAACAAGTGCAGCGTCGGATAACTTCTGATCGAATTCAGCTAAACCAGAGTTATCTCCAGTAGCTTCAAGTAAAGCTCTGCTATAGTCAGACTGGACTTGAACTAAAGTATCAGCTTTAGCTTTAGCTTCAGTACTAGCTCTAGCAGCATTTACAGCATCCACCTGAACTTGAGTCCAACCAGCAGCTACCAAAGCAGCGTCAGATAACTTCCGATCGAATTCAGCTAAACTAGAGGTATCATTTGAAGCTTCCAGAAGAGCACGATTAAAGTCAGATTGAGTCTGAGTTTGTTCTTTTAACTTAAGATCAGCTTCAACTTTAGTACGAGCTTCGTTCACAGCTAGAACCATACTCTCAGTCCAACCAGAAGCTACCAAAGCAGCGTCAGATAACTTCCGATCAAATGCAGCAAGTCCTGACGTATCACCTTGAGCTTCAAGTAAAGCTCTACTATAATTAGACTGAACTTGAATTGCTTCAGCACTAGCTCTAGCAGCATTTACAGCATCTACCTGAACTTGAGTCCAACCAGAAGCTACCAAAGCAGCGTCAGATAACTTCCGATCAAATGCAGCAAGTCCTGCCGTATCACCTTGAGCTTCAAGTAAAGCTCTACTAAAATCTGACGTAACTTGAGCTAGCGCTTTATTGTCTTCAATAGTCTTAGCATCAAACAAGGTTTTAGCCCTAGCAGCATCAATATTTTTGATCTGGTCTAATGACCAACCTTCCGTAATTAAAGCGGCGTCAGAAATAGCTTTATTAAATACTTCTAATCCTTTAGTATCACCTTGAGCTTCAAGTAAAGCTTTATTGTAATTTGACTGGACTTGAGCTAACGCTTTATTGTCTTCAATTGCTTTAGTATCAGCTAAGGTTTTAGCTCTAGCAGTATCAATAGCATCTATTTGGGCCTGAGTCCAACCTTTAGCTATAAGTGCAGCGTCAGAAATAGCTTTGTCAAATTCAGCTAAACCTGATGTATTACCTTGCGCTTCAAGAAGTGACCTATTGAATTCTGAAGTAACTTGAGCTACTCTTTCATTCTCTTCAGCTAGCTTCTTAGCAGCAGCTTGAGTTCTTTCAAGACCAAGTACAAGCATAATCAATTCAACCGTGGCTAAATCAGTTACACCAGCGAGAGCATTTTGAGTATCCATTTGTTCTTGAGTCCGAGCACCCATTAGAACATCGAGCTTATCTCTCCATGAATTTCTTGTGATGGCATTCTCAGTTGATTTAGCATCAGCGGAAGTCTTAGCTTTAGCAGCATCAACAGCTTTAATCTGTTCAGATGTCCAACCTTTAGCTATAAGTGCAGCGTCAGAAATAGCTTTGTCAAATGCTTCAAGACCGGAGCTATTACCTTGGGCTTCTAATAAAGCTCTGTTATAGTCGGACTGGACTTGAGCTAACGCTTTATTGTCTTCAAGAGTCTTAGTATCAGCAGTAGTCTTAGCTTTAGCAGCATCAACAGCTTTAATCTGTTCAGATGTCCAACCTTTAGCTATAAGTGCAGCATCAGTTACCGCTTTATCAAATGCTTCAAGACCGGAGCTATTACCAGAAGCTTCAAGAATTGCTCTATTGAAATCAAAAACTGATTGCTTGACCAGTTCAGAGTCTTGCTTGTTCCATATTTCAGTTTGCTTTCCACCAAGAGAACCTGTAGGGTCTTGCTTATTTAAAGCGTTCAGGACTTTATTTCTTTTCTCAGCTTGACTAAGTGTTAAATTATCGTACTCTTCTTGCAGTCCTTTTAATGTACTGAAGTGACTGATTTGATCCTTTAATGATTGGTTATAACTATACAAAGCCATAGAAGCTTCATCAGTAGAAAAAGATGCAGTATCAATTGCTACTTGAGCAGCTTTAGCTTCAGCAGTACGACCTTGAACATTAAGCAGATCAACTTCTAAAGATGCTGAAGTACCCCTGAGATTCTCTCTGATGCTTTCAAATGCATCCTTTACAACTCCGGCTGTATTCTCTGAGGCTTGTTTAACTTGTGTATAAGAGTCCTGAACTTGAGTTTCAACTAGTACATTAGAATCAGCGATTGATTTAAAACCCGTCAAAATAGTAGCAATTAATACCTGTTGTTCTGATGTATAGTTCTTGAAATCAGCCTGAGTAATAGTACTGAATTGTTCTGCGGATTTAATACCAGCCTTGTCAGTTGTTTTGTACTGAGTGAAAGCAGCATCAATACTAGCTTGTGCTGTATACCTAGTGACATCTGAACTAGCTACTCCACGAGCTTGCATAATACTAGCCCAAGAGCTAACCATAGTAGCAGCAGCTTGTCTAGCGCTTTCTGCCAAATCACTAACAGATGTACCAACGGAATCAAACGCAGGTGCTAGGGTATTTACAGCGCCTTGTAGACCCAGTACTGAAGCGTAGGCTTGAGCGTTTGATTCAATGCTCAAGTCCATCGCGCCTAATCGCTCAACTTCTGACCTGTACCAATTACGTGTATTCTCATCAATCTTGGGCATCTCAATGTTCATTGCAGCGAATGCATCAGATGTGTTCTTTGTTAGATTAGCTGTCTTTTCAGCTTCAGTATAGAAGTTATCATAGAAACCAGAAAGGTTATTGCTTAATGTCTCTAAACCGCCAGCAGCGGCAATTAAACCAGCAGCAGCATCAAAGCTAAGACTCTTTAGATATTCAAATGGAAGTACAAGAAGTGAAGACTTCAAAGAATCAACTGCTGTAATAATTGTACTGATCTGACTCATTAATGCCGTAGCCGCTGATTCAGTCAATGTACCAATATCAGTATCACCAATGATATTCTGAATTGTCCGAGGTACATCGGTTGCAGCTTTAAGGGCACCAAGGGTAGCCTGCAATAATTCAGTCTTGTAAGCAGCCATTGCTTCTTCGGGTGTTTTATTACCACGATTATTCATGTAACTGTTTAAGTCCCCGAACTTTGCTCCTGTTGATAAAGTACCACCTGCGTAAGCAAAACCTTTACCAGCTTCTGAGCTTTCTAAACCAGCAGTAAATGCTGCAATAGTTGCTGTAGAACCAACAGCCTTAAACATAGCGTTAATACCCATTTGGGTAATATCAAGCATTTGACGCGCAACAGCACCGTTTATTTCTCCACCAGAAGGTCCAGAAACTAATGATGCACCTGTAGTAGCTGTACTTGAGTACTGACCACCAGAGCGTGTTTCACCACCCTGAAGGGCACCTGCTAGGGCTAAACCACCCATAGCTAACCACCCCCATACTGGTATACTTCCGAGCGCAGCAGTTATTCCGTTAGCTGCACCAGCAAGACCCATTCCTGCTTCTTGTGCGGCTAACATTGCTGTCTGTGCAGAGCCAATAGCTGTACCGTAAGTGGCAGCAGTTCCAACAGACGCTCCAGTCGCTGACAGTATGCCGCCTAAACTTGTAGCACCAGAGGCTAAACCACCAAGAGTAGCACTACCCATGCTGTACAAATTAGCAGCAGTACCAACACCTGACATTAAACCGCCAGCGCCTTTACCTATACCTAGCGCGTTCATTCCTCCAGACAATGCAGTGTTAACTACAGCGTCAATTACAACTGTGATTTTATTACGGAATGCAGCTACAACTTGATCTCTGAGCTTTTTACTACCAGCTTTACCGCCGTCAAAAAGGGCAGTGACAATTGTGTCAGTGATTGTTGATTTAATAGCCTCGAATTCTTTTTGTAAATTTTCAGCAGCACTCATTGCTACACCAGCCCATACTAGTTTAGCTTCCTCACCTTGTTGTCTTACTGACTCATTGATTTGAGCATTCCATGTATCATAGTCAACATCAAAACCATCGGCTTGTAACTTTAAGTATTCCTGCTGTAAATCAAGACGTTGCTTATCGTACTTAAGATTAATCTTAGTAATATCACCTTGCGCTTTATATTGCAGATTAATCTTCTTTTGTTCTTCTTCAGTTTTACCCAATAATTCATTACGGAGTTTTAATGAAGCAGTCTCATTAGTAATATCTGTTTGATTAGTTAATGTAGTAGCAATAAACTTAGCTTTAATCTTAGTGAATTCTTCCACTAATTTCATGTGATCTTCAGCCGCTTTTTTAGCAGCGTTCTGTGCCTTTTCTTCGTCCGCTAAGCCTTTGATATAGAAAGGTTGAGTCTTGATTAAATCTTGAACTACTTTAATGTAAGCCTCTTCGGAGATTTCACCTTTAGTAAATAATAAATTCTGGCGTTCTAATTGGTTATTAAAATCCTTATTTACACCAATAGCTTTATTTTGAATATCAATATATTCTTCACGAGCTTTATTTATTTCTTTCTGCTCATCAGTTAACTTAGTTTTCTTTGGTTTGTTGGACTTATCCCAGTCAGCACCGGCCAATTTAGTAATCTGAGCAATCTCTTCAGCGCGTAAAGTCTTACCCTCTGTTAGAGCTTTGTTAGTCTTGTCAATGGCTTGCTTAATGAATTCCTGTTTAGTCAGATTATCAGCTAGACTCTTTTGCTCTTGCTCTCTCCAAGGTTTCATAGCTAGTTCGTGCGCTACTCGATCTTTTTCAGCATCTGCGGTAACCTTACGACCAGTAGCAGCAAGTGCAGCGGTTTTATTTAACTCTTCTCTGGAGTATTTACCTTCTTGCATAATGCGAGCAATTGAATCATTATAGGAGGAAGCACGAGCCTTATCTTGCTCTTCAATCATTCCCAACATTCCCTTAGAAGCTGTAAAGTTAGTATCTAAGTTCTTAATATCAGTCATCACGGCAGCAGCTATTGCGCCTAGCCCACCAAGGGATTCTCCAATACCTTTAATGCCATACCATACTTCAGTAGCCAATACTGCTACAGTCTGTAGTACAACCTTGACTACACTCATTACTTCAGCGGAACTAGCAAACTCCTGTACTGCTCTCCATGCTTCGCTAGTACCAGCCTTGACTGTTAACCACAGGCGTGACACATCACTAAGACTAGCTACCATGATAGCTGCCTCATTTTCAGTTGCTTTAGTGAGTATCTTAGTTGACTCTTCTGTAGCTGTTATTTCCTGTCCGAGCTTAACTAAAGTATCAATCCTTTGCATTTCTGCCTGATCTACTAACCCTGTTTTCTGTGCATACTCTGATAATGTCTCCATTGGCTTATCAGCTAATTTAGTGAACATCTCTATAGTCTTTGATGCGGCTTTACCACCAGCATTTTCAAGAAGTAATGCAGCCTCAGCAACAGCAACTAAAGACTCACGACTGATCTTACCAGACTCTGATATTTGTGTAAATGCAGCAAGAATTTCAACAGATGTAGACCCTACACCCCTTAATGATTCAGCTAGTGCGATTGCATCTACATTAGATAATCCAAGTTGAGCACCAGAGCTTACTAAGCTTTTAGTCAAATCATCTTGGGCTTTAGTAACTTGAGCAAAGGCAATACCCAAAGCTACTACCACTAATGCGCCAGCAGCAATACCTACAGCAAATACACCAGTTAATACTGCGCCAGCACGATTAAGCATACCAATGTACTTAAATCCCTCTTCACCTTGTGCTGCCAATAGACGCTTTCCACCTTCTAGTAATGAATTCATTTTTGTCAGATTCATTCCGAAATCAACTACAGCTTTACCAGCATCATAAATACCGCCAACAAGCATACTACCGATAGCCTTGCCAGTATCAAAAACGGACTGAGCCATACCCTTCATGGCATTGCGCATTACATCGCCCATATCCTTAGCAGCAATACCCATCATACCGAACTGATCTCGTAGCTGACCACCCTGCTGCATCATCACTGTTAGGGGTGATTGACCCGTGGATAATCCTACGACAATATCCGTAATTTGTGGACCTACTGCCCGTGTAATATAGTCAGTTTGATTTGCGGAGGTAGTTTTCTGTAGTTCTACTTGAGCCTTACGGTACTCATCAATTTTAACCTTCTGTTGATCTAGGGTTAAACCTGATTTCTTCAGGGCGTTCTCAAAGCGCACTAATGAGTTAGCTGTACTGCGGTTTAACTCTTCGTTATTAGCCTGTAAAGCAAATCGTACTTTCTGGAGTTCGCTTTCGATATATGCGTTTGCTTTACCTGCGTCAACTGTGGCCTTCTGTCCATTTTTCATGGATGCTGCCATTGCATTTTCAGCTTGAGTTACTTGCTGGGCGGATTGGACGATCTTATTGAATTCAGCATCAAGTCCAGACAAGGATTTACCTTGGACTTTGAATTGCTCAGTCAGACGAACATGCTCACGCCCCAACTCTTGAAGTTGATTCTTGGTAAATCCTAAGTCTTTATTGTAGAGATCACTGGCGACTGTGGCTACCTTTAACTCGTTAGCGAATACAGTAGCTGCACCTAAACTGCGGTCGAACGGATTGTTGCTCGACATTGCACGTTGAGCTTTAAGATACTCATTGGTCTTCTCAGTAGCTTCACCAAGGGCTTCAGCGGTGGCTAGGATCGACGCTTGGCCTCTGGAGTTACCTTCGGCCATAAGACGTGTAATCGCAGCCTGACGCTCTTCTACGGATTGACGCTTCCGTGTTGCGTCTGTTAGCTCGTCACTTGCTGCTGCTGAATCACGAAGAGTTTTAGCATTCTTGATATTAATTGCTTCAGTCTTAGCGTTGTTAAGGTTAGCTTGAGATTGTTCCTTGTTAGCTTCAGCAGTAGCCTTATCTAACTTTCCAAGGGACGTAGCTAGTCCTTCAACACTCTTTCCCAGTGTCTCAATCTTTTTAACTGCTTCAACTAAATCGTCTGTATTAACTTGAAATTTTATCGTGCTTAGGTCGAGGGACATGTTATTCCTTTATTTCTTTTCTTGCATTATTTCTTAATTAGACTCAGAGAATTTAATTAAAAAATAAGCCCCCGAAGGAGCTTAAGTTAGTTATTACGTTTTATTCTTGGTCTTATTCTGCTCTTCTTGCTCGCGTGCAGCACTAATAGCTACACCATCAAGCATTTTAATTATCTGCACCTCTTGTGGTTCAGCACAGATGCCATTAAGAGTAAAGTAAGCCATCATCTCAAGATACTGAATGCTAGATATACCGTTCATTGAACTCGGTCTAGTAGTATTCAAATCAAGGAACCACTGCCAGTACTCACGCATAGTATCTGGTATCTCTACTAGATCAAGTAATTCCTTGGGTTTCTTCTTAGTGATACGTTCGACTGCTTCTAGCTGTTGTCTTAAAGTAGACCCATCCTTTTGATGGGCACTTAACTTGAACTCTTGCTCAGCGTATTCTTTAAGAGCTAGAATGTCCTCTTCACTGAAAGTTCAGGAGCTGATCGCTCTCCTCCACGATAGATTCCCTGATCCATGAATGTTCACGAAGGATACGTTCTGCATTCTCTTTATTAAAAGGAACATCCACTCCTGCATTAGTAATACCTTTCCATGAAATGATCCGAGTAATAGCAGTTTCAATTGCCATATCTTCAGCATCATCCAATGACATTTCTTCTTCGCGCCCCTTACGTTTAGCCATCTGCTCTTTCTGTCGAAACTCAGTGTACTTCTTACGGGCGAATGCGCGGGCAACCTTGGATTGCGCTCCACGAATTTTAATAAAAGCCCCGGTCTTCTCGCCAGTTGGAGGCCAAGTAAGCTCAAATTCATATCCTGCTTCGGATTGGTCGGCTAGGTTCTTTACTGCTAAGTCAAGCATGGTTATTTCCTTTATTGTTCAGGGTTTTATTCCTTGGTTAAATTGAGGTATACTGGATGTATATCTCGTCAAAATCTATTATAGCATTGAGGGTATTAATATGCAAGTGAAATGTGATAGGCTCAAATAGAAAACCCCAGATATCACTTAAGATATCCGGGGCTTATTCATCTAGTTATTAAACTACAGCGGTATCAACAACTTGGATAGTAGTCAATGGCAGACCAGCAGTGCTAACATCATTCAACATAGCAGTGAATGCGGAAGTAGCAGTAATACCCATTGAACCATCTGCCTTAGAGAAGCTGGAAAGCTTTGCTTTAGGGATAGTGAATGTAATAACGCCGGCATTTTTTTCAGTGCCTGTAGCGAGAGCCAACACCAGAGTAACCAGTGATTCATTCTCAAAGAGACTACGCACAACACCGTCTTCGAAATACATGGAGAGATTACCAGTAGCACGAATAACACCAGTGAAAATTTCCTCTGCGGAGTTAGAACCGATACACTGAGATGCTTCCATTTCACGGTCAATTGACAGATCAAACGAAGTCACGCAAGCAGTAGTAGCTGAACCGTTGATAATAACTGCACCATTAACAGCAGCAACTACACCAGTCGTGGACAATGCAGCAGGTGCTACGAAATAAGCACTAGTACCTGTTAGAGCCAGCCCTTTACCCATCGCTGTAAAGTCAGTAGTAACCAATCCTGTAGCTGGCACATTGACTGAGAAGTTACCGAACTTAACACCAGTGTGGAGTTCTGATTGAGCAATATCAGAGTAGAACTCTTCTACGCTGTAAGAATCATCAGTGTGACCAGTCAAAGGTACAATAGACTCTTTACCAGCAGCAGTAATAGTAACTGTAGCAATCGGGCCTTCTGCAATGAGAGTAGTTTCGCTGATAACACGTACAGTCAACACGAGTGCAGACACAGCGACTACTAGGCAGTTATTACCTACGTTAGCTACGTTCAAACCAGCACCAGTCATACGAACGACTTCACCAACTTTGAAGTTGTCAGTCAAGTAAGAACCAGTACCACGAGTCAAAGTGAAGAACGAACCAGAAGCTGCAATAGTAACACTGATAGCAGCGGCTGTACCACCGACTGCGAAATCCTTAGCTAGGACTGATTGAATCAGATCAGAGTAAGAACCCGGAGACAATTCACCAGACAATGAGCCATCAGTACTTTTAGTACCTAGACGGAAATCAGCTACTTGCCGATCAGCACGAATCTCAGAGGATTCATAACTTTCACGATTACTAGTAAAATCAGCGGTAGTCCTACGTAGGAGTTTACCGCCAGAAGTACCGGCTGCTGTACCGAAAGTAGTTTCTTTCTTATAGGCGACTAATTTACTTACGCCTTTTGCTTTTGTTGCCATTTATATTTTCCTTAATTATTTGCAAATAATGCTATTCAGGCATAGCTGCCATAATTGCCTAGAGCAATTCATACGTAGCCAACTGGCTGTATTCTTTTCAGTAACCTATGTATCTATGTCACAAGTTAACTCGATCATCACTGGTACAATCACCCTATCATTTGATATGAATGCTGAACCAATATGAGGTGTAGTCAAGACACGAATCCGTGCATTACCTTCAATCATACTTAGACCTCGTTTGAAAGTACTACGGATCAACTCACTACGAGCAAGAGCTAAACCTGTACCGTGTCCTTTAATATCACAAACGAACACTTGCATCTGCACTTGTTCTCTGTGGAACCCAACAGGTAAACTAGGGTCATCAGGAGAGTCAATCCTGAATTGACACCGTTGGTACATTGAATCAACCGGAGGATTAAAATCAACCGCTTCATATCCTGTAGGTACGGTTGGAGTAATCAAGGACAATTTTCGTTCTGCTGCTTTCTTTATATTCAGTATTTCTGACATATTGCCCCTTATTCGTTGTAGTATCGGTTTAGACTAATCTTATGTGCGCTCATTATGTCATTTATTGTTGGCTGCATAATACCATCAGGAGCTTGAGTAGTTGAACTACCATTCTCTAGGTACTTAATGTACGGCCCTTTATTACCGATGATTACTTCTTCACCGAGCTTGTAGTTCATCATATGAATCTTCACAGCAGCACCAGCAGTATCTCCAGAGCCAGAGCCATATATCTGTTGAAAGTCCAAAGAACCATCAAGAGATACTTGCCATCCACCTCTAGCTAGACCTTCCTCTGGAAGTAACCCGTAGGCTTTCTCTCTGCGTTTATAGAGCTTGATATAAGCCTCGGAATCACCAAGGGGAGTGTTATCAATAGCAGTCAATGCTAACTCATAAGAGAATCCACTTACCATATTCTCTAATCTTCTTTGTACATCTACTTTGTATTCTTTTAACTCAAGTATTAACTTAGATACGTCAATAGAAAGCATATTAACCCCTTAACCCCTTACTGCGATAATCCTGTAAAGGACAGTACTAGCATTTGCTACGTGGGATTGATAGGACTGAACTCTGTAGGTATTCCCTGAATAGATAATCTCATCGTTCATCTTAGGAGTGAACGCCAGTCCAGCAGCACTAAGATAGAACATAGAGGATTCTTTACCTACGAGTGAAGGGTAGTTATAGGAGTTAGCAATGATTTGCTTTGGATACATCAAAAGAGAGTACAGTACACGAGTAATCGCTGGTGCTCCAGTTTCTACGTCATAAGCTCCAGTTGTGACTGATGTATAACTCAGCAGAAGACCGTGGCGTGTAATTGCGGATGTAACGGC